TCAGACGGCCCGCTCAGGAGCCCTTCCCAGCACCCTCCGCGCCCGCTCCATCAGCTCGTCGTCCTCCAGCGTCATGCGCCCCGCCATGACCTTCAAATGCCCGTACATGGGCTTCCCCAGCGTCACCGACTGCGTCATGGTGAGCGACCACGCGACGTCGACCAGGTCCAGCGAGGACGGCTTCCTGACCGTGCGCGCCGAGTAGCCGAGGCAGGCCAGGAACGCCCCGCGGGCATGCTCCGGCGGCGCCCCGTAGAGCGTTCCGGGGTTGTGCCTGCCGGCGAGCGCGAAGAGGTCTCCGGGCTCCGCCTCGTTCCCCTCCACCGGGATCACGCCGAGCACCGCAGTGTCGCCGAAGTGCCCCATCGAGGTGTACGCGATCACCGTGTGCGCGTCGGTCTGCCAGTCGTGCAGCACGTCGAATACCGTCACGCGGCCCCGCCCTGATACGTCTCTGCCCATCCGCTCCACTCCTCTACGACCGGTGGCCCCGCCGAGATTACGACGGGGCCACGCGGGTGCACTGTTCCTAGTGGGTGTGTGGCGTCATCGTCAGCCGACGTGGCCGGGGCTGGGGTTCCCGCCCTTGCCGTCGCCGTCCTCGATGTCGGTGTTGTCGTCACTGTCGCCAGGGTCGGCGGCCGTCGACAGTGCGTCCTTCAGTGCCATGCGGATCACCTCTTCGTGTCCGCGGACGGGCGTCTCCCGCCCGCACTGAACACCAAGCAGCGAGGCCCCTCGGTAACCGTCCTCACCGGGCCTCAGGGCCCCGCTGCCCGCCTCCTCCCGCCCTCGGGTGAAGCCGGAGCGAGAGGGGTCTACAAGGCCGTCAGTCGGCCGTCTGGGGGCTGCCCACCGTGTCGTCGGGCTCGGTGCGCCAGGCGCTGACCGTGACGGCCCGGAAGCTGCGGTGGGAGGGGTTCTTGGCGGAGTGGTCGATGCACCAGTCCTCGGGCCCGCCGTCGACGTTGGTGGCGTGTTCCGTGGGCGAGCGCTCCCGACAGGTGCGGTCCAGGCACTCCGCGTAATAGTCGGCGACGGAAGAGGCCAGGGTGAGCCGCCAGGTGACGTACCGCAGCAGCGACTTCACTTCCTCCGCCCCTTCCCGTGCGGATGCCGACGGATCTCCACGGCGAAGTCGGAGGCGCGACTCGGGTCGTACTCGGGAATCCCGACCGTCGAGGCTGCCCTCCACTGCGTCATTAAGGCGCCGCAGACGTCGCAGTCGGCCGTGGGCTGGGGCGGGTCGAGCAGTGGCTCCGTGAGGAACACGGGTCCGGCAAGAATGCTGGCGTCCATTAGTCGCCTCCGTGACAGCGCGGCAGGTGTCACGAAACTAGATTCTCGCCGTCACGAAATTCCACGGCGTTCTACGGAGTTCTACGGCAGTTCAGCAAGGCCCTGAATCGCGTCGGCGATCAGCCCTCGCGCAGAGGCGCCGTAGACCGCGTGCTCCGCCATTATTGAGAACGCCCGCTGGTACTGAGCGATCTCCGATGGCGTGGTCACCGTGACGGCAGCCGTCAACAGCTCCACCGACGCGCGCTGCTCGTCGAGCAGGGTGAAGGTTTCCAGCGTCCACAGGCCCGACCGCAGGGTGCCGGCCGGGATGACGCCGACGGACACGGTGGGGGCCGACATCGCGGACAAGATCGCGCCGAGCTGTCCCGCCATGACGTCCGCGCCGCCGAGCACGTGATGAAGAACGGACTCCTCCAACACCGCGACCACGCGCCGGGCGCTGTTGCGCACCATTGCCGACCGGGCCATGCGCGCCTGAACGGCCTCCTCCACGTCGTCGACACCGCCGTGGAACGCCGCCACGCTGTCGAGCATGGCGCGGGCGTAGTCCTCTGTCTGGAGCATCCCGGGGACGACGGTGGAGGAGTAGACGCGGAAGGCCGTGGTCTTCGCGTAGGCGGGCACGTAGGAGTTCTGGAGGTTCTTCAGGCCCGCCCGCTGGAGGCGGCGCCACTCCATATACATGGACTCGGCCGCTCGGCTTGCTGCGATGAGGTCCGGGGCCGCACTCTCCACGCCGCAGGCGACACACCACGCCCTTATGTCCGCGTCAGAGGGCGGCGTTTTGCCCGTTTCTAAGCGGCTCACCTTGGACGGCTGCCAGCCCGTGCGGGCGGCCACCTCCCGGCCGGTTAGCCCTGCGTCGAGCCGCAGCTCCCGCAGCCGGTCGGCGAGGCGCTGACGGGCCGCGAGAGCTGCGGACGACTGGTGATGCGTTGCTGCCACGTGCGTCAGATCGTGAACTCGGCGTGCGGGGTGGCGCGCTGCCAGATCTGCTCGCACGCGTCGGCGTAGCTCTTGGCAGTGGCGGGGTCGTCGTCGAGCAGATCCTCCACGAACGCGCCGTCGCCAGCGAAGATGCTGTACCTGATAAGCCGGTCGTCGAAGATCCATAGATCTGACGCCGGCAGCAGCAGCCCGCGAGCGGACCGGCGGGTCAGCCAGCGGACGTCCTCCCCCGCTTCGATGTTCTGCGGGGTGCACGCGTGCTCGAACCGGATGTAGTCGGTGACGGGCTCCGACACCACGCGCATCCGACGGACGATCACCCCGCGACCGACGGCGCTGGCGACGGTGGAGTGGAACGAGTTCCACCATGATGCTCGGTCGGCCAGGTCGTACCGGTACCCGGACAGATACGCGGCGAAGTCCTCGTCCTCCTCCGGCACTCCGTAGACGTCGCGGGTCTCCAGGTGTACCGCCGACCGTTCACACCCTGCGATCAGCTCAGCGAATGGAGGCGCCGTCTTCGGCTGCGACACTGCACGCCTCCTTCAGGATGTCGATCATGCGGGCGGGCAGTCGGACGACAGCCTCACTGTCCGGGATGGGGCCCGCGGTCAGGCACTCCGCCTCCAGCTCGGGGCCCGCCTTCCACCCTTGGACGACGAACTCCTTCGCCACGTCGTCGTACCACACGGTTGGGCAGTGGTCGCCGTTTGTGTTGGGGTCCTTTGCGATGAATCGTAACGTCATGGCGTTCTCCGATCGCAGAGAGTTGCAGGATGTTCTACGACAGTCGGGCACCACGGGGTTTACGTCAAGGCCCCGCAGGATCTCGTGGAGCGGACTCTCTACAATCGAACGCATGAACGACCGCCTATCCGCCCTCCTCTTCCTCCGCCGTGTCCAGGAGCAAGACCTCGCCCGCACGGACCGGTGGATTGAGGCGGAGCAGCAGCGCCAGGCGGAGGAGGAGCGGCGCCGCGAGCGGGCTCGTCCGGAGCCGCCGGAGTGGGTGCTCGAACTCGGCATCGGCGACGGCTCGCCGCCCCTCGCGGTTCACGCCGGCGACTGCGTCTTCCTCAGCAAGCGGCGGCGTCCGGTGTCGGCCGACGAGGCGCGCCGGCTGATCGTCGACGGGACGGTGGGGAGCTGCGACGCCTGCCGCCCGGACACCGCGCTCGGCCTCGTGGAGTAGAACGCAAAGAGCCCCGCCCCTGCGTTGGCAGGAACGGGGCTTTTGGGGTGCTAGGGTCGGTCGGCGAAGCCGTGGCGCGCTAGGTACTCGCTGCGATGCGCGTCGGCTCTGGCCTGCGCTCGGCTGGTGGCGGCCCGTGCGGTCGCCTCGTCGACAACCGCACCGTTGAGGGTCCAGACGGTTCGGCAACCGCGCTGAACGCGCTCCACCGTGGGGCCTCCGCGGAAGACCACGGCCACGTGCGCCCGCGGTTGTCGCGTCAGGGTGAGGGTCAGTTTTCGGATCATGATCTCTCCTCACACCCCGACAGTGCGTCGGGGACGAATCACGGTGCGGGCCACCCGGAGGTCGACCAGTCGGCTCGACGGGGTCGGTCCGTCGTACTTCTTCAACCGGCCGTCGTTGGCGGCCCCGCGAACGGTCTCAGGGGCGACACCGATAGCGTCGGCCGCCTCGCGGTAGGTGACGAGGATGGGCTTCTCCTCGTCGACGGGCTCCTCCTCGGCCCTCTCCGGCTCCTCCTCGGCCTTCTCCTCAGGAGTCGGCTCGGGCTTCACGGCAGGCGGCAGAGGAAGGATTACGGCCGGCGCCGGGACCACCTCGTCTTCGTCGTCGTCCTCCGGCGGGTCGACGTGGAGCACGTGGGCGGCGACGAGCGGGGGCACGGCGGAGACGACCACGATCGTCCACAGCGTCGCGCCGGTGGCGTCGGACTGGAGGACGTGCTCGACGACCTGCGCGGCGGTGGCCATGAGGAGGGCAAGGAGGGCGCCGGCGGAGGCTCGACGGGAGCGGCCACGGGCCTCCGCCTCCTTCGACGTCCCCCTCAGCCGATGGGCCCTCTCGGTTTGCGCCTTGGCCACGCTCGCGGAGATCGCCGCGTACAGGCTCATCACGGCGGGCATCAGCCAGGCAACGTTGGGGTTCCACCCGGCCATCACCGCGAGCTTGTACTCACCGGGCGCGGAGAGCGCGAGGGCGGCGTACAGCACGGCGGACTGGCCGTACTTGCGGGCGAGTCTGACGGCCGCCGGGGTCTTGGTGGTCATGGCTCCTCGTATCGGTAGCGTGAATGGTGTGTGAGATCCCGGGGCCTCTGGCGGTTGTGGCGGCAGAGACCCCGGGGTGTGTACTGCGATCGTCAGGCGGCGGACTGCATCTCGTCGGCGACCTCCGGCGTTGCCCAGTGTCCGGGCTCGACCTCGGTCAGGTACTCCGGGACCTCGGTCGTGAAGCGCACCTTAGGCCACGGCTTACGCATGGTGGCGACGTCGTAGGTTCCAAACTTGGTGATGGTGCCCTTTTCGGCCCGGCGAACCGCCACGCGCAGGGCCTCAGCACGGTGGTACTCCACGCCGAAGGTCTGGTGGCCGGCCTTCGCGGCAGCGTCTTCGGCCGCCTTCCTGAGCGCCGGCAGCGTCTCCCGCTTCAGCTCCAGGAGCGTCGCCTTGACGGCCTTCGTGTGCGCCGCCTCCAACTGCTTCACGGTGCCCGTGCCCTCGGTACGGACGACGTGCTCGACGCCCTGAGACCTGAGTATCGTTTCCCGGAACTGCATCATGCTTCCCCCTCCGTTAGCCCTTCGCGGTGCGCTCACCATGACACACATATGCTGGCCGGTATACCTCCTTGCGTCAATCGGCTTACGGAGCGCCCGTGATTGCGACGAGCTTCCCCGTCGGCAGGGTGATGACGTGGCCCCCGCGGACCGGGGTGACGGAGTAGCCGAGGCGGTGAACCAACGTCAGCAGCCGACGCAGGGCCAGTTCGCTGATCATCGACCACGCTCCGCACTCCAGGGTCACGCGGTACCGCACGGCTGCTCCTCGTCGACGAGGCCCCGCTTCACGGTGAGCGTCGACGTGGCCGAGCGGTAGGCCACTCCCCCACCCTCCAGCTCGATCACGCAGGCGGTGAAGCCGACGTACTCGGCGCCGGAGGCGGCCACCCTGTCGCGACCGTGGAGCGTGAACCGGTCGCCGGCACGGACGTCGCGGACGGGGATCGTCAGCTCGGTGCCCGCGGGGGCGGGGCGGTAGAGCTTGTTGAACAGCGCGGTGTTCATCGTGATGCCGTGCGTCGCCGACTGGGCGCGCCCGTTCAGGGTGTGGACGTCGAGGTCGACGAACGGGCCGAACTCCCCCGACTTGTCGTTCCACACGTTGGTCACGGTGACGAGCCGGCCCACGCGCTCGGTACTGGTGTAGACGTGGCCGATCTTGATGTCCGCCATGGTCTCTCCTCTGGCAGTGCGCATCACTGTCGGATGTGCTGAGTGTCCCGCCGCGGATTCGAACCGCGCGCCCGCCGGGCAGGGGGCTCCGGTGATGGGCTTGCCTATGCGGGACGGGTGGATCAGGCGAACCGGACAGCAGCGGTGGGCAGATGCTCGTCACCGTCGAACCGCGCATGGCGGCTCCAGCACGGAACGCAGAGTCCCACCGTGCGCCGAGTGGGCTCGCCCGACCGGGTGATGATCCGGTGTGTGGTCGAGTCGGCCGCAAACGCCTTGCCAACGTCGCGGCAGCATGCGGCGCACTCGTAGTCGCTCTGCCGCATGATGGTGCTGCCCGACATCGACAGGGCGGGCTCTTTGGAGAGAGCGTCGTCCTTAGCGGCCCGGCTTACCCGCCGGGCGTGCTCGTACAGCGCCTGGCAGGCATCGTCGCGGGTGCGGTAGGGGCGCGTAGCCACGAACTCCGCAGTCTGATCGCTCCGCATGTCATTCCTCCTACAGCCTGCCTCCTCAGCGCGGGTAGGCCATGCCCCGCGGACGCCCCAAAGGGCGTTTCGGCAATGCTTTGCGCTCAGTCCTGAAAGCAGGCGAACTCGAACGTCACGTCCTCGCCCTGGAGGTCGACGACCGCGATGTCCCACACCTCGCCCTTGTCGGCGAGCTGACTGACCAGGTGCCCGACTCGCTCCACCTCACGCCACGAGAGCCGACGCGACCGGGAACCGTAGGAAGCGTCCCACCTCAGGGTGAACGGGCGCTCGATGTCGGGGATGGCCTCCACCAGCACCTTGTACATCTCGGGGCGGAGCATGGCGTCCGGCACGGTCGCCGACCAGAGGTCCGCCTCCACGGCGTACCCGGCGTCGACGGCGGCGTTGGCGATGGCCGAGGCGTCGTAGGCGCTGGGCTGGGAGATCAGGGCCAGGGTGCCGAGGGAGTTCGGCCGGTGGATGAAGAGGTTGAACATGGTGGCTCCTCAGTGAGGGATCTTCGAGTGCCCCGGGGAGGAGTCGAACCTCCCCTTCGACCGTCGGGGCATTAGTGCTTTGCGCTTCTCAGGTGATGCAGCCGGCGGCCTTCAGGCCGAAGTGCGCCCGCCAGGCGCTCGCCTCCAGGTCGGCCACGTCCGCCGACGCCGGGTCGGCCAGAGCGGCGCGGAGCTTTACGGCCAGGTCCTCGACACGGGTCGCAGCCTCGTCGACTGCCGTGGTCTCGGCGTGCAGCACGTGCGCTTCGCGCGGGTCGCCGGTACAGGCGGTGCCGTGATTGATGCAGTGGAGCATATGCCCTCCCCCTTCGGTTGCGGTGCACTCACTATGACACACATATGCTGGCCGGTATACCTCTCCGCGTAAAGCGACTTACGGAACTTCGGCGAGGGACAGGCCGGCGGGGAGGACGTGCTCCTCGCGGCGTTCGACGGCGTACATCACGTCATCACCCCAGAGGGCGGCCTCATCGAGGCGCACTCCCTGCACGTCGTAGTCGTCGAGTCCGGGAATGTGTCGGGTCATGGTGGTGGCTCCTGGTCGTCTCGATGGGGGGCGACGTTGGTGTCTTACGCAACCTGCTGAAGCGGCGTCTCGCTGTCGCGCAAAGCGTTTTGCGCGGCGTCCACCTTGCGGGCGGAGGCCAGGCCGGCGTGTCGGAGCTGGCGCAGGTTGCCCGCGGTGACGCCGAGGTCTTCGCGGATCTCGATGGGGGTGCGGGGCATCATCTGGATGCCGTGCTCGGCCCGGAGCGCGTATGCCTGACGCTGCGGGATCTGCGTCATGAGCCACCGGCAGTACCGGCGCTTCTCCTGGCGCTCCAGCTCCACCGTGACGTCGGCCGACGTGTCGGGCAGGACGTCGGCGAGGGTGAGCCCGTCCTCGTCGTCCCCCACCGGGGCGTCGACCGAGGTGGTGTGTCGCATGGCCTCCACGGCGGCCATGAAGCGGCCCTTCGTCAGGCCCCGCCCGCCCCACGTGCGGTCCTTGACGGCGTCCCAGGCGGCTTCGACGTCGTTGTGCTCCGCGAGTGCCTGACGCACCCGCAGCGCGGTCGTGGCGTCGACGGTGAGCGCCGAAGTCATCGAGATGTACGCCTCGGTGACGGCCCGTCGGACCGGGCGGTAGACGTACGTCGAGAGGGCCGCCTCCGCCTCGGTGTCGTACTCCCTCACGTGCATGATGAGCGCAGCCCGCGCGTCCTGGAGCAGGTCTTCGGCGTCCTCCCCGCGGGCATCCGGGGCGGCCTTGCGGACAGCGTCCCGGAGCAGGCCGTCCATGGCGTCGATGATCTGCCACATGGCGTCGGCGTCGCCGGCCTGAGCGGCGCGGATGGTGGTGACCGTGACCTGAGTGCGGGACATTCGTTGACCTCCGTGGTGGGGTGATGCATTGGTGATGGGGCACCGAGGGCGGGGCGTTAGGCGTCGATGCGTGTGACGTGGGTCACATATGGATTGCGGCAAGCGTTGGCCAGTGGTTGACTAACCATCAGGTACCCGCGAGTAGCGGTGCCGAGGGCGCCCAGCGTTGAGCGCCCTCCGACTACACCGCGCAAAGCGTTTTGCGGGCCGCCCTACTGCGTGAGGTCGACAACCTCCACGCCGTACAGGTCGGCGATCATGACGTCTGCCCGCGCCAGGGGCGAGCGCTCCCAGCCCATCAGGCGGTAGAGCGCCGTCACGTCGACCCACGACACGTTCGGGCACGTCGTGGTGTGCGCGTCGAGCAGGCCGGCCATCTCGGTCAGCAGCCCGACTTCTTCGGCCGACTCCTGCGGCCCGGTGATGATGATGCTCACGGCTGTCCCCCGTCGTGCTCCGCGTCCTCGCCCTCCCAGAGGGCAAGCTCGCGATCCATTGATGCTGCGACGCCTTGCGTGATGGCTACCGCTCGGGGCAACCACTGCGCGCCGCTGTGGAGTTGATTCAGGAGAGCCGCGCGACGCTCGCAGAGCGCTGTGGCCTCGGTAGGGCGGGATGGCCCGCGAGATGCCTTTCGGCCAGTGCCTTCGGGGTCCTCTTCCTGAACCCGACCAGGCAGTTCCGATGCGTCGTCGTAGGCGGTCAGCAGTTGCCGGATTTCGTCCGCACTGTGTTCCAGCGCGATCAGCAGCTCGTACATCCGTGCGCCACCTGCGACGTGAAATGGACTGTAAGTCACAAGACCCCCATGGGCAATCAGTTGAGTGTTGAAGCAGATGGCACGCCTGTTACGAACGCCCCGTTATGTCCGATCTCCATGGGGCATCCATTCTTCAGACTTATGCTGGTCGGCATACCTCACCTGCGCATATACCGGTCGGCATATGTGTCACGGGGGCGCACCGCCGTTACCGAACCGTGACAGTGTGAATAGCTTGCACACGTGGTCCCACCTGGCGTGTCGTCACCAAAGGCGACCGGGCGTCAGCCGCTGGTAAGGCTCTGGCCTGCACATCCGGTGAGCCATTCGACGACCTCCCGGTCCCCCTTCGCCCTGTTGCAGTCGGCGCACGACGGCGCCAAGTTGGACCAGATGTGAAGGCCGCCGTGCGCAACCGGACGAACGTGGTCCACCTCCGCTACAACCTTCGGGCCGAACGGGCGGTCACAGTATGTACAGGCCCACCACTCCAGTTCCTCCCACCGGCGCAGCACCTCCCGCCGGCTCAGAGGCTCGGCGGGGGTGGCGCTGCGACGGGACGGAGGGGGAACCGTGGAGCGGTTTGCGGAGCGGACAGCGGGGCGAATTCCCGCCACGCCGGGCGGAGTTGAGCGAGCGGGCCTCACTTCCGGCGCGCTTCGGCGGCTGCTGCCTCCTCCGGGTTGGCCGCGTACCAAGAGTCGTGCTCGATCATCGTCGTGGCCTTCTTCATGTAGAGGGAGCCCCACGAGCCGCCGCCCACGTCGGGGTCGGTGCCGAGCGGGATGCCGCGGAGGGACATGGACATCGCCTCACCGATCTCCCGCGCCACCTCCTCGGCCTGAGCCTCCGGCGCGTCCGCCACGATCTCGTCGTGGACCGGGAGGAGGACGTGAGGAGTCAGCCCTCGCGCGTGGATCTCCAACAGCCCTTGCGCGAAGATGTCCCGCGCGGTGCTCTGGATCTCCCCGTTGAACGAGGCATAGGCGGCGTCCCGGTCGAACACCAGCCGCCGGCCCGACGGGGTGCGAAGGGTGTAGCCGTCTCGGATGACCTGACTCTGAAGGCTGCGGATGTACCGCGCGAGCTGCGGGTACGTCCGCTTGTAGCCCTTCACCGCCGCTTGCGCGGCCTGGATGGTGAGACCGGTCTGAGCGGCGATCGTCTTCGCTCCGCCCCCGTAGGCCACGCCGAGCTGCACCACCTTGGCCACCTTGCGCTGCCCCGGCGTGAAGTCGGAACCGTACACGCTGGCGGCCGTCAGGTTGTGCAGGTCGTCGCCGCGGAGGATGGCTGCCGTCATCCGCTCGTCCCCGGACAGCGCCGCCATGACGCGGGGCTCGACCGACGAGTAGTCCACCGAGATCACCCGGTGTCCGTCGTCGGCCCGGACCGCGTGCCGGACCTCGAACTTGCCTGAGGGGAGCTGCTGGAAGGGCGGGTCTGCGATAGCCATGCGCGCAGTCCTCGCGGCCAGTGCGCTGATCTTCGGATGCACCCGGTCGTTCTCGTCGGCCGTCCTGAGCATCGCCTCGGCGTACGACGTGCGCCACTTCGACGCTCGCTTGCTGCGGAGAACCGCCATGGCGAGCGGGTTGGGGGTCCTGCTCTCGATCGGCTCCCAGTCCTTGTCAACGTCGGCCAGGCGCTTCAGCACTGTGCCGTTAACCTGGACCGCCCCGCCGTCGGTGCGCTCAGGAATGACCTCCCCCATGCCGAGCAGCGCTTCGGCGAGCTGCTTGGTGGAGTTGACGTTCGCAACCCCGTACTTCTTCGCCTCCTCCGCCCAGCGAGCGGACTCCTCCAGCAACTCCGCGGAGAGCCGGGAGGTGTACTCGCGATCGATCCGCATCCCGCGGCGCTCGATCAGCGCGCAGATGAATCCCACCTCGTGTTCGAAGGGGATCAGCGACGGGTTGATGCCCAGTTCCCGGACGCGGGCCTCCACCTTCGGCAGCAGGCGGGACGTCAGGATCACGTCCCCGCCGGCGTAGGAGAGGTAGAGCGGGTTGTCCACGTCGATGTGGGCCCACCCGGTGTCTTTGGTGTGGCCGATCTTGTGGAACTCGTCGTACAGGCCGGTCGCCGTGTCGGGTGCCGAGGGGTCGACGTAGTGGGCGGAGGCATCCTTCAGGCCGTTACCCACTCCTCCCTGATCCCGCCGGCGAGGGTCGGCGAGGTGCGAGTAGATGTAGGTGTCGACGGTCTTCGGCGCCAGCTCCTCCAGCGTGATGCCGGGCAAGTGCCTGTCGGAGGCGAGCATGTCGAAGTTGCGGTTCTGCATGGAGAGCGCCGGCAGAGTGCGCAGGGCCCACGTTGCGAGGCGCTGAAGGTCGTCCCCCTTCTCCACCTGGAGGACCCATGCCTCCTCCGGCGTGCCGAACTGGGCGGTACGGATGCGGAAACCGGAGGTGTAGGTTCCGAGACCTGTGGTCTCTGTGTCGTAGGCGACCCGCTCGCCGGCGTTCGCACGGTCGATAACGTACCGCTGGAACTCCCGGAAGTCGTCGACGGTCTGCGGCACCCGCACCGGGATCTGCCGGCCGAGCACCGGGAACGTGTGGTTGATCATGCTGCGGCCTCCCCGAAGATGTTGACGTTGTCGATGTCCTGCGGCTCCTCGTCGGCAGCCTCCTCAGCCGACCTGCTGACGGCCTCGCGCTCCAGGTCGGTCATCAGGCGCAGCCCGTTGAAGCCCCACCTGGACCCGCGCTTCTCCTTCACGAACCCGCGGCTCTCCAGCTCGACGCCGAGCGCCCAGCCGGACAGCACCTCCTTCCGGCTCAGGCCCGCGTCCTCCGCCCACTCGGCGTAAGCCCGGCGGATCGCCATGGGGGCGACACGCGCAGATGACTCACGGATGCAGCGTGCCTCCAGGAACTCGGCGAGGCGGTCTTCCGACTCCCGGTAGTCCTGCGTCGCGGCGCTCACCGTGGCGGGCTCCTGGAGGCCGCCGGCGTACCACTCCGTGGCGCCCTGGACGGCCCAGCGAAGGATGCCTTCCGCCTCCGCCCGGAGCTGCGCGGGAAGCGTCCCGTCCCTCTTCGCGCCGCGGAACGTGGCCTCGAAGGGGATGAGCTTGACGCGCCTCCACGTGCCGAGATCCTGACTCAGGATGGCGGGCCGGTAGTTACCGGCGACCATGATCAGGAACGAGGGCACGTAGGTGAACGCGTTCTGGTGCAGGAAGCGGCAGGTCACCGGATCACCACCGGTCACCTGCTTGACCAGCGCCTCCGCCAGGCGGCTGTACTTCTCGGTCTCGCTCGCCGTGACGAGCCGCGCCCCGCGGAGGGCAGCCAGTTCGGGCGACGCCTGGCCGACGCTGACGCGCTGCTCGAACGTCGAGAACTCTGTGCTCCGCGTGACGCCCTTGAACACGTGAATCAGCGCGTCCAGGAACACGCTCTTACCGTTGCTGCCTCCACCGTGCATGAAGGCGAAGCACTGCTCGGCCGTCGAGCCGGTGATGCCGTACCCGACGAGCCGCCTCATGAACGCCGGCAGCTCGGGATGGTCAGGGAAGACCTCCACGAGGAACTGTTCCCACCGGTCCGCCTTCGCGTCCGGCCGGTACGCCACGTCGAGCCGCCTCGTGATCAGGTCCCGCGGGTCGTGCGGCTGGAGCGTCCCCGTGCGCAGGTTGACGGTCCCGTTGGCCACGGAGAGGAGGTGATCGTCGGCGTCGAAGTCGACGGCGTCGGCCGGCACGCCCGGGACGCTGGGCAGCTCCTTGATCACCGCGTCGATCGACCGGTTGGTGAGCGCCTTCAGTGCGAGCTTCCTGTCCGCGTCCTCCCCGCTCGCGATCAGCTCGGCGCCCATAAGGTGGATGGCGCGGCGGACAGCGGAGTCGCCCGGCGCCCAGACCGTGCCGTCCCACACCAGGAAGCCCAGCCCCCGGGCGTAGCGCACTCCCCCACCACCACGGGCCATGAAGTCACGCAGCCGCACCGCGATCCCGACGTCCGTGGCGTCGAACATTTGCCGGTCGGACATGCCCATCTGCGCCAAGGCGGCGTCGGTCTCGGACATGGACTCCTCCTTCCTGGTCTCGACCTGCGTGGTGGCGGGCTCCTCCTCCCGCACGACAGGGGCGGAGCGGACAGCGGAGTGGAGGGCAGCGGGGAACGCAGCGGGGTCCCGCTTGCGCCAGTCGGTGAGGTCGTCGCCGTCGGTGGGAATCTCAAGGCGGCGCACCATGACGCCGGCCCGGACGAGGGCGCCGGCGAGGGAATCGGTGAACGACGCCCCCGCGCGATCCCGGTCCCCGGCGAGCACGACGTCCGAGTCCCGCAGCCCGTCGGCCAGCTCGGCGACGAGGGCGGCGTTCCGGGCGAGCCCCGCGCCGCGCACGGCGACAGCGTCGTAACCCGCGCCGACAGCCGTCAGCGCGTCGCCAGGGCCCTCGGTGATGAGGACGGTGTCGTAGCCGGAGCCCGACCGGAGCACGCCGTACTTCGCCCACTGGCGGCCGTCGACGTTCGTCAGCGACACCCATCGAGCCGGGCACTTGCCCGACAGGTCGCGCCCCTGGAGGCCGCGCACCACCCCGTCGAAGCCCGTCAGCGGGACCGTCACCCGCGGGTGACGCGTGAATCCCCGGGACAACCACGCCTGCGGCCGGTCGCCCGGAGCCGCGAATCCGACGCCGAGATCCTGCGCCTGCTCGACGCTGAGGCCGAACCGGTCGGACAGATACTCGGCGGCAGGCGTCCCCTCCTCCAGGGCGGCCGACGTCTCGTCGACGAACATGCGCAGGCCGGCGATCTCGGCGGGGCCGACGCTCTGCGGAGCACGGGCGGAGATGGTCTTCATGCCGTGGCCGTCGACGTTGAAAAGGTCCGCCTTCTCCATTCGCATTTCACGCAGGACGTCGGCCTTCTTGCAGCCAGCCCGGCAGTCCATGAGGAGCATGCCGTCCTGCTTGAGCGTGAGCTTCAAGCTCGGTGTCCGCCGGTCGTTGTGCGCTGGGCAGAACGCCAAGTAGCCGTCGTGATCCTCTTCCACTCCGCTCAGGCGGGACAGGATGTCGGTCAGTCGCACTGCTTCTCCCTTCGTGCGTTCGCTCGCCGCCCACCGCCCGTCACTCCGCCCGGCGTCACGCCGATCCCGAGTCCCTCGCGCATCTTCCAGCCGTCATCGCGGTACTTCAGGGGCTCCCATTTCGTCAGCGATACACGCGGCTTCATGTGGACGTGGACGCCTGCCTCCAGCGCCCGGAACAGCGCTTCAGAGGCGGCGTCAAGGGCGCTGGGGATGTGCCGCGTGTGAGCGCTGGCAAGGTCCGTGCAGAGCGGGCACCAGCAGTTCCATAGCTCGTCGTTGTACGGATCGAATCGGTTGGCCACTCGTCTGCACCCTTCTCGTGGTGGGCTGGTCTGTCACGCACTCAGCCCCCGGGACCGAAGTCACCGGGGGCTAGGTACTTGCGTGTGCCGCTTTACGTGGGCTACTGGCCGGGCGTGCCGCTGTGGTCGTCGACGACCTTCATTTCGCCGGTGTGGAAGAGGAAGTAATCGGCGTGCTTGTCGCCGTGCAGCAGTGCGAGGTCGACGCACTCCTCCGGGTCTTCGCTGTAGTCCGCGGAGTCGTACTCCAGGATTCCCGTGAACGTGACGATGCGCTTCACGCTTCCTCCCTGTGCTCCTCGTCGATGTCGAACCAGAGGTCGAAGCTGGCGTCCTTCAACGCAGCCTCCATGTCCCGCAGCCGGTTCATCAGCCGCACGTCCGTGGCCAGGTCCCGCACCACGTAGGCGTCGGCCGTGCCCTTCATCCGCCGCTTGACGACCGCGCAGCCGTAGGACTTGCCGGCGTTGATGGCCTCGCGATTGGCTTGCGCGACGTAGTCGGCGAGCGTGATGGTCTTCTCGGCCTTGGCCTCGACGGCGTGGAGGTGGTAGCCGTCGATGTCGCCGATGTCCTTGGCGCCCATCTGAACGTTGCGACGGGCGCTCGGATCGTGGTGCTCGCGGAGGTAGGTGACGATCGCCGATTCCCAGGCGGTGCCCTTGCGTTTACTCGCGGACACCGGCGATCCCCTTCCGCGCGATCTCGGCGGCCTCGCCGTAGCAAGCCCACTCTTCGCGGCTGATCCCCTCGTCCGACGACCGCAGCTCGTAGCCTCGTTCGTCGATCTCCGTGGCAACCTGCTCCCGGACCAGCCGCTCCACCTCCTCCACGTGGCTCGCCTCGTAGTGAACGCTCCTGTCGAGGGGGTTCTCCTCCCGGTACCACGCCGCGAATGCCTTCCATACCGCCGGCGTGATGCGGCGGTCCGGCTCGTCGTCGAAGGGGATCTTCATTCACTCTCCTCAGTGGGTCGGTCACGCTGGGAAGTCGGGTGGTGTATGCTGCACTCGCTTGACGCGACAGTCGGACCTACAGAACGACACAGAAGCGACGAGCAACCGAGGCAGCCGAATACGGCAGCTCTCACCGTGATTCCGCGGCCGAGTACGGCCGGGAGCACCAGCCCGCACCTAGATGCACCACGCAGGTCACTTCGACCTCAACGAAGCCTCGCCCCATGGCGAGGCGCGCAGCCGGCGGGCGCTGTGTATTGACAGGCATCCGTCTGTCTTCGTTGAGGTCTCCGCCTCGGCGGAGTCTCCCGAAGTCAGCGGCTTACCCGCCTCGGGAGGCGCGCAGTGTGGGCAGTACTTGAGCAGGTGGCGGCCGGTGCGCCGCAGGTCTTCCTTTACGTCGTCGGCTTGTTCGTCATGATGATCCTGATGTCCCTGATCATCGCGCTTCGCCAGGCGGACGCGTCGGAGCGACCGGAGATCATCAGGGCCTTGGCCGACCTGATGGCGTTCTGGAGGAGCAAGCGATGAAGGGGCTCCGCCCTCCTCAGAAGATGTCGCGCGTGATCACGAGCGCTTCGCCGTTGTCGAGCGCGTCGACGAGATCGATGATCTGCGCCGCCATCGACAGCTCCTCGCCCTCCCTGGAGCTGTTCACCTCGTTGCCCTCGTGGACTGGCGGGATGAGTGTCTGTTCCCGCTCCCCGCTCTCCGCCACGGTCTTGACCTTGTAGACGTTGATGTAGCTCATGCGTCCTCCACTTCCTTCATCAGATCCGGCGTGATCCAGCTCGCGTACACGCAACGCGGCCTGTCGAACACCGCCGGCTCGTCGTCCGGCTGCGCATGGACGATGCGGGTGTCCGGCTCGCGGATCACGCGGTCGCCTCCCAGCAGCGGAGGAAGAACTCCGCCTCGTCGCAGTACCGGTCGATGCCGTCCGCAGGGTGGTCCTCGATCTCCGCGTGCTTCTCGGGCGCCAGCTCCGCGACGTACAGGCGGAGTGCGCGCTCGACGCGGGCGGGGTCGAGGTCATCGGTGCGGACCTCGGTGAGCGGGCCGTAGCCCGTCTGCACCGTGTCGGTGTAAGCCACGATGCCGACACCTGCGTCCGAACCGTCGGCCCGCGCGGTCAGCATCAGCATCCCCGGCGCCGTCTCCTTCCAGATGTCCAGGTCGCGGTCCAGGAACTGTCGCTGCTTCACGTCGCCGGCCTCCATCGCGTCACGGTCTCGGTGTGAGCCACCATCGCGGTGGCGCTGATGGTGCTCCCCTCGTATCCCCAGGGGTCGGTGCCGTCCTGGCTCTCGGTCAGGCCCTTCACGTAGGTGACCGACCAGACCTGACCGTCGTCCGGGGCGCGGAAGACGACCTCATGCACCGACACCCACCGTCGGGTGTCGATTTGCTCCTCGTGCAGCCGCTCGGCGGCCTGGCCGGGCTCGGCGTCCCACGCGTACGGGATGCCGAGGCGCTCCAGCTCCTCGCGGGTGAACTCTCGGGTCCTCACTTGCTCTCCTCCATCAGCTCTCGAAGCACAGCAGGGAACCTTGCGGCGAGGGCAAGCTGACCAGTCGCGCACAGGCGCTCCAGGAACCGGTGGGCCATCTCGTCCGTGTGGCCTGCGCGGACCGCGAACGCGACGGCCCGAGTCTTCATGCCGTAGGGGTCGGCAACGCTCATGTCGTGCTCTCCTCTTCCTCGATCCTCACCACCGCCCCACGCACCAGCGCGACCCCGACGGCGTCCCAGATGCGGGGCCAGTCGGGGCGCGCGGTGGCGGAGCGGTGGACGACCACCTCGTCCCCACGGCCGGCGGCTCGAAGGTCGCCGAGGGCAGGGGTTGTGGTCGGGGTGATGTGGTGGACGGGCATCAGCCGATGCGGCACAGGGGGCCGTAATCGTCGACGGCCTCGGCCAGGCTCCAGTTCCATTGGTCGTAATCGTCGTACCCGCCGCACTCGTCGTACCCGCCGTAGTAGACGAGACGGCCTCGCGGCGTTCCGTCGTCCGCCTTCTTCGCGTCGAACTCGAAGCAGTCACCGCTCTTGTCCTCGTACGTCACGCCGTACTCGTACGTGACGCCCTCGTACTCGAAGCCGTCGATGGGCTGGACGGGCGGCTCATCAGGCACCGGATTCGTGAGCGCGGAGTAGATCGCCGAGAGGGTGGGGCTACGAAACGTGACGCCAACGGCTGCTCGAAGCTCGTCCGCCTCCTCCTCCGTCAGCACCAGCACGACGCTGATCTCCTCCACCGTGCGGGAAGTGGTCTCGTATCGGGCCTCGGCCATGGGGTCTCCTCGTTCTGGGGTTGATGAAGACTTGGGAAGTCAGAGCATGCCGACCGAGATCCAGACGACCCCCTCGGCAGGCTCGTGGTTCAGGCTGTTGAGGTCGAACGCGATCGCCGAGTCCCCGTCCAGCACCACCACGTGGTCGTGGCGGGCGTCCAGCGGGAGCGCGTTGAGCATGTGCATGAGCTGTTCGACAGTCACGATCTCTCCTCGTGTCGGGGTGTGCTTCTACGCACTCAGCCCCCGGGCCACGTGGGCGCCGGGGGCGAGGGTGGTTAGATCGCGGTGAGGGGGCCCCACGCGTCTACGACGTCGCACAGGGGGTCGGTGGCGCTGCTGAACCGCTCGGAGAACTGGCCTCGGGAGTGCATGCGAGCGTTGCCGCCCTCCTCCGTCTGGTCCTCGGCGAACTTCCAGATGTCGCCTTCGTCGTCGCGGTACTCCGCGGTGAGGTCGTACTCGACGCCGTCGTAGGTGACGATGGCCGGGACGGTGGCCGGGACGGGCTCGACCTCGGCGGCGTAGAGGGTGCTGCGGTCGTCGAGTTCGACGAGGTAGACGTGCGGGTCGTCGACGTCGGCGCGGAAGGTCTCCGTCACAGACAGCACCGTGCCGACCTTGCCGTGCTGCTCCTCGCCCCACTTCGCCCGCAGGACGCGCACCCGGTCGCCGACCTTGATGTCCGTGGGCGGCTCGGGGTTGGCCGCGGGACGGAGGGCGCTGACGTAGGCAACGCTGTGCGTCGCGTCCTCGCCTTCGTCGGCCTCCTCCGCGTACACGTAGAAGTTGTCACCGTGCAGTCCACGGAACGGGCCGGCGGCGATGGAGTGGACGCCGTCCGTGTGCAACACCGTCACCCGGTCGTCGATCTCGAACTCCGCGCGGGCGACGAGGTCGTCCTCCGGGAAGGTCTTGTCGCGGCCGTCGATCTTCACTCCGTACATGATGGCGCCGAAAAGGCTCTCCGCCGGGCCGTAGACGATCTCTCCCGCGCGGCCGAGTGCCGTCACCTTGTCGCCAACCTTGAACTTCGCCATGGTCTCTCCTCCATGAGTCACTAGCGCGAGGCCTCCGCATCGTCGATGTGCGGAGGCCGTGGGGGCGTGGGTCAGCTCTTCGGCGTCGGCTCCGGGTCCTGGATGACCACCGCGTGCTCCGCGCTGACGGTGCGGATGGCGGTGGTCTTGCGGGCGATGAAGCCGCTGTCCCGGCCCGTCGGCCGGACCTTCAGCATCGGGACCACGCGACCCGTCGAGCGGTCGCTCATGGTCTCCAGGACGATCGCCTCCGTGTTCCGCACGCGGTTCCCCCGGCGGGTCGGGTAGGCGATGGTGGCGCCGACGCGGATCTCCGCGCCGGTGAAGTCGGTCAGGCGGTCTCGGGCCATGTCGAACTCTCCTCGGTGTGTGCGATGTCGATGTTCAGCAGGTGCGCGAATGCTTGGTATGCCTGCTCGGGGACGACCCCGTTGCCGATGGCGTGGAGCTGCTTGGCCCGCGGGTCGCGGCCCTTCGGGGCCAGGCCGGGGACGTCGGTGACCCACCCGTCGGGCAGCCACAGCAGCCACTCGGCGAAGCGAGCCGTCAGCCGGCGCCCTCCTCGCGGCCCGACCTCGGTCGGGAGTGGGGCGGGTCGTCCGGAGAGGGCTTCCTGACGGCGGATGGCGGGCTCGTACTCGGCCCAGTCCTGGACCTGCTCCGCCTCCTCGACGGTCGGTAGGAGGTAGACCACCTCGTCGTCGAGGGTCGGCCCGTGCCCGCCGGCCTTGCGCTTCTCCGGGTGCTGGGCGGCGCCGTTACGGCCGAGGTTGGCGGTTGGGGTCTTGAGTAGTGGCCAGTCCGAACCACCGCGTGCGCGGGTGGGCGGCGCCCACTTCGGAAGCTCGAAGAGTCGTCCACCGGAGGTCATACCCGATGCGGGCCAGGTCTTCGGCAACAACGTCGAGCCCCCGCGTGCGGATGGCGCTGACGTTCTCCAGGAAGAGGAGTCGCGGTCGAAGAACCCGAGTAGCCTCCGCGACGCTCTTCCAGATGCCCGAACGCTCACCCGTAATCCCCTTCCGCCGGCCCGCGTTGCTGATGTCCTGGCAGGGGAACCCCGCCGTGACGATGTCGACCTGGCCGACGAGCTGTTGCCAGTCGTAGACCGTGATGTCGCCGATGTTCGGGACGCCCGGGAAGCGGTGGTCGATGATCTTCGACGCCGCCTCGTCCACCTCCGCGACGTAGGCGACGCGCTCACCGGTCAGCCGCTCGACCGCCAGGCCGAGTCCCCCGTACCCGGCGCAAAGCTCCAGGATGGGCACCGGCTCTCCTCTCTCGTGTGTGTAGGCTCGTGACAGCGGGCCGCCCCTCTCCGTTGTGGGAAGAGGGACGGCCCGCGGTTCGTGCGTCGGCAGGTCAGGCGGCCTTGAGCATGCTCGTCGGCTGCGCGGCGACCGGGCCGAGCACCTTCACGACCGGCTTGTTGAAACTCACGTCTCGGCCAGCCTTGGTGGTGTAGCTGACGTGCTCGATCGTGAGCGTTGCGCGGACCGGCACGCCGGCGTCGGTCACGTTGCCGTCGGCGTCGAAGAGGCGACCACTGTGCTTGTCGACGTCCTCGATCACCTCGTGGAGCACCTTCACCAGCTCCCACGAGCCGCTGTTGAAGCGGAAGAGGCCGAGGTCCGGAGCGTCCTCCAGGCGGAAGACGACGTCGATGGACGGCTTCGGCCCCCGGTTCGACCTCGCCTTGTCCTTGCGGTCCTGGAGCAGGGGCGGGCAGTGGCACGGCTCACCCTTGTCCTCCTCCGGCGAGAGGAAGTTGACCCCGTCGCAGTGGTGGACGAGGCCGTTGCTGCCGAACAGCTTCATCGAGGCGTCGATCTTGTCGGACGACTCGATGATGATGGCGACCGACGCGGACGTGGTGAGGACTTCGAGGTTGTCCTCCTTGTCCGTGTCCCACTCCTCCGGCTCACCGCCGAGCAGCTTGGCCAGCTCGTCCGCCACCGACGGGTCGCCGGTGGTGATCCTCCAGGTGTTCAGGCTCTCGGGCATCTTGCCGACGAGGCGGCCCGAGCGGAACCGGCCGGCGATGTCGTCGGAGAACTGGCGCTTCTTCGGGGCGGCGTCCGGGTCGGTCTTGAAGATGTTGATGACGTTGTTGGCCACGTGTGTGCCTTCCGGTGGGTGTCCGTGATGCGCGGCAGGGTCTCGCCCTGTATCTAAGTGATGGGGCACCAAGGCCCCCGCGTTAGGCGGGGGCCGGAGGTTTCTTCGTCGGTGCGTGAAGCGCTTTACGCGGAGGACGCGCGGGCGTCCCTCAGTTCGTCGACCGCCTGCGCGCCGAGGGCCGCCTCCTCCGCGGCACGGCGCCGGGCGGAGAGCCAGGCGAGGCGGTAACGGTGGAGGTCCCTCGACGTGTCGGCCCACATGTTCCGCGTGAACCGCAGCTCGCTGCACGCGGACCAGCAGGCCCACTTCACCCGGGTTCGCGCCGACTTCCAGGCCAGGCGGTAACGCCCGGCCCGTCGAGCCCAGTCGTCGGCCAGGTCCCCGTTGAGGTCTGCGCGGGCGGTCTCGTCGTCCCGCTGACGCGCCACTTCGACGCACCGTTGCAGCAGCCGCGCGCCCTCGTCCTCTGCGTTGACGAGGCGTTCCGCCAGGTCCCACGCGGAATTGTCGTAGTACTCCTCGATCCGTTCGTCCCGCGACTTCACCCCATCACCACCTTCGCCATCATCGACGCGAGCCACGTGCTCGCGATGTGCTCGGCGACGCTCTCCGTCCACCCGCGGCCGACGAGGTCGGCGCGCATCCCCTCGGCGGTGTCGATGATCGGGGTGAAGAGATCACGGACGTCCATCATCGAGGCCGCGAGTGCTTCGCGCTGCTCGGCGATGGTGGGGGTTTGGCTTCCGAACATGCCCATCACTTACCGCCCTTCGGGTCGTGGTCTCCGTGCCACGCACGGGCCACCTTCAGCGCCTCCGCGTCCGACCGCTGGCGGCCCCACCACTCAGCGGCTCGGCAGCAGGCGGAGACGATGGCCTCCTCTGCCGTCGGCCAGCTTCCGGGCCGGACCGGGCAGCTCTCGACGCGCGTCGAGAACCACCGGCCCTGACGCCTGATCTCCACGTTGAGGAGCCCGAAGGACTCTTCGCGCACCCGGTAGAAGTACCCCTCCGGCAGCTCGGGCGCGCCGGCTGCGACGAGTTCGGCCATGCTCATGCGGTGTCCTCCAGGTCCCCAAGCAGCGCAGCCGCCGGCGTCCAGTCGTCGGTGTCCCCGAAGGTGTTCACCAGCCTCAGCGCCCGGCGGATGAGCGCCAGCTCGGCGGCGGTGATCTCCACGGTGTACGTGGCGGTGCTCTTGATGTCAGCCATCAGTCCTCGTCCTCCTCGTCCCATGCGGTGTCCGGGTCGTAGGCCATCTCCGTTGCGTGCCACCCGCGAACCGCCTCCAGCGCCTTGGCCGTCGAGGCGAAGTGATGCGACCTGTTCGGGCCGAGGACGTAGCTGTAGACCTCGACGCTCTCGATCCGGAAGGGTTCCCCACCACGCCAGTCATGCACGTTGGTGAAGTTCAGGCTGATCGCGCCCTCGGCCGACTTGCAGTGGCACTCGTAGGTGAAGTAGTGGTCGTATGCCTCGCGCAGCAGGCGCACAACCTCCGCCAGCTCGGCACGCTCGTTGTCCGTGATCACTCGTACTCCTCCTCATCCGAAACCCTCACCCTGACGACGCTCTCCACGTCACCGTCCTCCAGGAACCGCGCCACCTGGAGCACGTCGTAGACGCCGACCGTCTCGCTCCACTGCAGGCTGCTCACCAGCGCGTGCGCCGAGCGGAACAGGTCGGCGCGGCTCATGAGGTGCTCGGTCAGACCGGCATCCTCGGACGGCTCGCCGATGTCGATAGCGCTCACGGCATATCCTCCCGCGCTTCCTTGATCCACTGCCGCTCCTCTCTCCTCTTCGCCATCCGCTTCACCAGCCGCCGGCTGATGCGCCCGCCGGTGCTGTCCATGGAGCAGCAGGAGCAGTACCAGCGGAGCGTGCGGGAGTTGCGGACGAGGGCGCTCATGCGGCCCCCTCGTCGTCCACGAAGTCGGCCGCCCGCACGAGCTGGGCGGCCAGGGCCCGCGCCGTCTCCGGCGTGAGGAGCATGTCGAACGTCGGCCCGACGGGGTCGGTCGCAACGAACGCCACGTCGTCGCCGCTGGGGTCCACGTGGAGCAGGCGTCCTCCGATGGACTGCATCAGTGCACCTCCGGGTCGATGAAGTCGGTAGCGTCGTGCCACCCGGCGACGTACCGAGTGATGTTCTCCGGCTCAGCCCCGCTCGGAAGCTGTCGCGGACCCATGACCTCTCGGGCCTTCTCCGCCACCTCGTGCACATGGAGCCGGAGCAGGTGGTCGAGGATCGCCGCCATGACGCCTTCGCTGTGCTCGTCCTCAGCGTCGAGAAGCCGGGCCTTAACGTCGGCCACGGTGTCGCGGTCGCTCACTTCGATTCACCCGCCTCGTAAGCCGCCGGGTTGTGGTGCGGGCACTCCGGGTTGACGTCCGCGGGGCCCTTGGCGTCGTAGCCCGGTACGCCGATGTCAGAGCCGTAGAGGCACAGGCCGCAGTAGATCGGCTCGCTCAGTTCGCTATCGGTGTCGCGGTCGCTCACTTCTTCACCTCCGGGTCGATGCGTCGGGCGAGAACTTCGCCCAGCGGCAGATGAGCCTGAACCTCGTGGCACTCGGCGTTCGTCAGCGGCTGACGCAGCTTCTCCGCCAGCTCGTGCGCGAAGTTGTCGATCAGCCGGTCCAGGTCGTCGCCGTCGCTCGGCTCGTTGCGCCAGCGAGCATCGGCCAGCGCCTCGAACAGTTCCGCGCGATGGAAGCTCACGCCGCCTCCCGCATCTCCGCCAGGAGCGACAGGTAGTCGGCCCGGTTCATCTCCACCGTGGCCACCGTGCGGCCGGCGGCGTTGCGGATGTGGAGGTCGTACTCGATGCCGCGGGGCGTGACGGTGACCGTCGAGCCGTCGGCGGTGTGGATGGTGCGCGGAGTGTTCACGGTCTCTCCTCGTGTCGGGACGTGCTTCTACGCACTCAGCCCCCGGCGCCGTGGCAACCGGGGGCGAGGTACTTGCGTTTGCCGCTTTACGGAGCTACTTCGTCGGCTCGGGCGGGGTCGGGCACTGACTGCGCTCGCACCCGTGCGTCCAGCACCAGGTGGGTGACGTGCGGGGGTCGCTCATCTCTCCTCCTCCATGCCGAGCGGGGCGCCCCAGTAGTGGACGCCCCGCGTGTGTGCCTTGCGCTACTTGGACGGGCGGAACAGTCGGCGGGCGTAGCCGACGAGCAGGTTGGCGCCGAGGATGGACAGGAGCGCCGTCCCGTAGCCGATCGTCGGGGTGGCCGCGAGACCGGCGACGGCCCCGACGACGAGCATCAGGAGCCAGGCTTGCAGGGTGATGCTGGCGACGAACACCAGCAGAGCGGCGACGCACGTGGCGCCGGCGTCTGGCTTGCGCTTGGCGGTCATGCGGTCTCCCCCTTCAACCGCGCGATCTCGCGGGCCTGGCTGACGATGGTGGCCTTCAGGTCGTCGACGTCCGCGGGCTTCGACGCGTAGGCGGTCCTGTAGTTGTCGCGCTCCCGCTCCATGCGCTCGGCGTACGAGCGCATCTCGCGAAGCTCGTCCTCCAGCGTCTCGGCGTGCGCCTCGCCGGACTCCTCACGGGCGATCGCGCCGTTCGCACGCAGTGACTCGGTCGTCAGCAGCTCGCGGAGCCTCGCCTCCTCTGCTCGGCGGTCGAGCCGCTCACGCTCCAGCTCCTTGAACACCGTGTCCCGGTCGCGCTGGGCGGTGAGCAGGTCGGCGCGGAGGCGGACCATCTCGTCGTCGAGGTCCGCCGTGGTGGTGTGCTTGGCGGCCAGCTCGTCACGCTCGAACTCCAGGGCGCCCGCGATGGCTTCCCAGCGGTCCCGGTCGGCGCGAAGGCGGACCATCTCGTCGCCGATGACGGGCATCAGGGCGTCAGCGTCGGCGCGGTAGCCGTCACGGGAGCCGGGCCCAGCGTCGGACCACGGGAGGCCGTCCGACTCGCTCAGGGCCTTCGCCAGTCGCTCGTGCAGGTCGTCGCTCATGCGGCCCTCCGCTCGGTCCCCGTCGCCCGACGCTCGCCGCCGGCGGCCACCGCCTTGCCGATGACCTTCTTCTTCCCCTCGCGCTCCCAGTCGAAGGTGGCGCGGAGGTGGAGGAAGCTCTCGAAGACCGCCGGCCCGCACTCGACGGGGACGAGCTGCCAGCCCTCCGGGCGGACGTGGAGGACAGCGCCGCCGTCCCACTCCGGCATGCCGACGCTCTCGCCGGTGTCCGCCAGGATGATGCGGTCCGAGTAGCGGTAGGCGGAGAGCTGGAGGGCGACCGAGTCGTAGACCGACTTCGACGTCTTCCAGTCGAGGCCGACCACCTCCTCACCGATGCGGGCGATGGCGTCGAAGCTGCCGGCGTACTGGTGCTGGTCGCTCCAGACGGTCTCTTCGAGGTGGATGAACTCCGGCTGCATCTCGTCCAGGAACTCCCGGAACCAGCGCACGTGCGGCTTCACGTCGGCGTGCACGTGACGGTCGCGGATCTCCTCCCCGCGCGCCAGGCGCTCGAAGTAGGAGTGGGCCGTCGAGCCGAGGTCGGCAGCAGCCTTGGTGTAGCGACGGGGCGCGCCCTTGAGGTAGTCGACGGCGCCCACGGGGTCCTTCTCCGCCAGCGTCAGGACGGTGTCCCGGTGCTCGACGGCGGTCTCCGCAACGAGCTTCGCGTTCCAGTACGGAAGGAAGTCCTTCGGGGCGATGTTGACGACGCTCGTCACGCCCGGGACCTTGATCGACCCGTCATCCGGGTCCACGTACCAGCGCGATCCTCCGCGCTGGAGCGTACTCACTCCGGCCATGTGGCCTCCCCAGTAGGGGGACTGTTCTCGTCCCTGTACCTGAGTGATGGGGCACGGAGGCCGGAGCGTTAGGCGGGAAGTTCAAAATTCTTCGGCGACTTCGAGGGCGGCCTCGTCCTCGTCAGCCGGCGTCCTTCCCGGGCGCGCGATGCGAACCGGGTGCGAAACTGCAAACTAACCCCCTATTTTCCTTTTCCCTTGACGCGTCTTAGGAGAAAAGAAAAGAGGGGGTTAGTTTGCAACTTTGACCGCAGTCTGCACCGGGGCCGGGAGGAGGCGCCGGTCGACGAGGTCAGTCGCGGGTGGAGCGGATGACGCGACGAAGTGCGGCAATGCGCTTCTGCGCCTCCGCCAGCTCCTCGTCGAGCCGGTCGCGCTGGCCTGGCGTCATCTCCGACTTGATGACGTCAGGCTGCACCTGGTTGACGATGTTGCGGGCGACCTGAGCGAGGCGGAGGTGATCCGCCGTGCTCTTCACTGCCTCGCCGGCCGTCAGGGTGGCCAGCTCCGTCGACGCTGACGAGCTGCCCTTGGACTTCTTCTTCGGCGCCACCTCGGCCGATGCCCGAGCAGCAGCGATCAGGGCAGCGTTGGCCGCGCGGGCGTCCTGCTGACGCTCGGACGGAGAGGTGGTTTTCAACCCCAACGACTCCAGCTCGCGCGTGGTCAGCGTACGACGGAGGATGTTGCCGACGTGGTACCGCACACTGCTTTGTGCGCTTTCGTCCAGGCCGGCGGCTGCGTACATCTGGCGGACGATCTCGCGGTACTCCCCGGAGGATCCCGTCCAGTCGTCCATCTGCTTCCTGAGCGCGATCACAACGATGGCGATGTTCTTCAGCAGGATCGTTGCAGTGCCGCTGACCTTCTCGTACTCGCGGCCATACGCTGTGCCGCGTGCGACGAGCTGCCCTTGCGACTCGTGCGCGATGTCGTCCAGCTCAAGCACCGGACCGGCAGCCGTGGCGGCTAGCTCTGTATCGCTGTGGGACCTGAGATCGGCCTCCTTGCCCATGATGCCCTCTCGCTGTGGGGGTGTGCGCAAAATGCTTACCGTAGGGTAGCGGTGCCTCGCTGCTACGTAAAGCGATTGCCGCAGACTTCGCACCTGATAGGCCCTTGATCGGCTACGGACTGGGTGATGCGGAAGCTACGAGCAGGCGTGCACCGGCAGGACAGCGTTACTCGGCTCTCCCGCTGACGGGGCGGCGTAGCGACTGTGACGTGTGGGAGGACGCCGGGGATCACTTCGTCGAAGGCGTCGAGGTGCCGACGCAGCGTGGTGAGTGCACTGCCGGTGAGGGCCACCGTAGAGAAGCCCTTCTGCTGTGTGCGACGCTCCCCCGCCGGCCACCTGAGCCCCACCTCCTCCGCGGCCGATAGGAAGATCGTGTTGTGGTAGGCGCCGCGGACGGTCACTTCCTTGACGCCACGCACCCAGCACAGGATGTGTGCGGCCTCGTGGAGGATGTGACCGGCGGTGGCTTCTCCGCCATCCGCCAGCACGGTGGCAGGGATGATCAGCCCCGTCGCGGTCTCGCCGTCGGGTGCTCGTCCCCACCGCCAATGGCCGTGGTCCGCGCTCTGAGGCTGCGGGCTGACGCTGGCCCGCACAGGGGGCAGGTCGGGAACTTGCTGTCGTAGATCGCTCCACAGGCGGTCTACCGCCTGGAGCAGGGGGCCCGGTGAGGTAGGCATGTGCGCGACCCTACGGCACGTATGCGGGTCAGCATACCGACGCCCGGTCGGCGGCCGTTGCGTAAGACGCTTTGCGGCCAAACGCAGAAAGCCCCCGCCCTCCCAGCGGGAGAACGGGGGCTTCGGGGTGTGCGGCAGGTCCCAGTACTGGGACCTGCTTACTGCTGCTCGTCCTCGTCGGCCGGCGTCACCTGGCGGCGAGCGCTCTCACCGACGAGCACGGGGAGGACGATGGCCGCCACGTAAGCGACTCGCTCGGCGGCGTCTGCGGTCAGAGCCGGGAAGAGGAAGGCGGCTGCCATGACGAGCGACGTCAGGGCCGCCCGCAGGCGGACGGGCTCCTGAGCGGCGAAGACCTGGAGCGCCACGAGGGCGCGCAGGGAGAGGTTGCGGAGGTAGTTCATCGGGTCCCTTCGGGTTATCGGCTGTCCTCGACGACGAACTCGACGGCGTTGTGGAGGCCGGTCACGTCGCCGTCGTTGACGAGGTGGTAGTCCGCGTCCGCCTCGGTGAGGGCGCCCTCGGACTCGTGGTCGAGATGGGGAGCACCGGGGCGCTCGATGTAGATCAGAACGAAGCCCGCTCGGCGCAGCGACGCCGCCTCGTTGGGGTACCGGACGTCGGTGACGACCGCGGGGTGGCCAGCGTCGTTCGCGTCGACGACCTGCTTCATCGCTGCCCGGAGCCAGAAGTCCTCGTCGATGGTGCGGATGGCGGCGCCGAGTTCCTGGAGGAAGCGACGGATCTCGGGGTATCCGTCTTTCGCGCACTCCCAGCCCTCCAGGTCGACAACCTCCCGGAGACCTGCGTCCTGCTCCGCGCTGATGATCGGGTCCACCCGCAGCGCCGCTTCCTTCAGCGGGTCCGCGAACGCCACACGCTCGTACCCGCGGTTCTCGACGAGCCACGCGCCGGCGGTGTCCTTGCCGACGCGGGCGCGTCCGATGATGCCGATGTTGGGGAGCATGGGCCCTCCTCCTCAGTGGGTGTGCTGAGGTGATGGGGCACTGAGGGCGGGGCGTTAGGCGGGGGCAGGTAACGGTTAGGTCACGCCGTCAGCAGCGGGAGGATGGTGTCCGCCATGAAGGCGAAGCCGGCGTCCGAGGGATGCACCGAGTCCGACCCCGACGCGCCCGTGCCGGCGTTCGTCCCCCAGTACCCGAGGTCAGACCAGTAGCGCCACGAGTTCCGCCCGAGCGTCCACATGTCGACGCAGGCGGCGCCGTAGACCTCGGCGAGGACACGGGCACGGACCGCGTAGTCCTGGTACTTGAAGTTCGTGACGTCGTGCGTGCCGAGGTGCGGCAGCAGGATCATGACGTCGGTCGACCCGTCGGCCGCCCCGGTGTCACGGACCGCCTTCAGGTACTTCGCCACGTTGGCCGCCCAGACGTCGCCCGCGGTGTTGGCAGCAGCGTCGTTGGGGCCAGCGGTGAAGACGACCAGGTCGGCGGGGAAGTCAACGCCGCCGTTCCACGTGGCGTTCAGTGCCGTCGAGGCGTTGTTCCCGTAGGTCTCCGAGCGCGCGCCGGCCAACGCCAGGTTGTGCACGACGACACCCGCAGCGTTCTCACCGCTGACTCCGCAGACGCTCAGGTACGCGCCCGTTGTCGCCGTCGGGCCGACGGTGGTCGTGACGGTGTGGGTCCCGGAGGAGAGCCCGGAGACCGTGGTCGTCTGGATGCTCGCCGAGCCCGTCGTCTGGTTCACCGTGACAGCCGTAGCGCCGTCGATGGAGTAGGTGAAGGGCGGCCTCGTCCCGCCGGCCACGGTGTAGATCTTCACCGTCGAGCCGCGGACCGTGAACGTCATCGACGAGCCCGGGACGTCGGAGTAGAGGTAGCAGACGCCGGGGCCGTACTTACTGCCTCCCTGCGTCCACGTTCCCGTCTGCCCGACGATCGCGCCGGCCGCCTGCCACGCCGCGAGAGCCGCGGGGTCACCGGCCTGGAGGATCGTGGCGGACATCGAGGAGGACATGAAGCCGCTACCGCCGTCGCCATGGGCCGCCTGGAGGGCGGTGCGGACGACGCCGGGCCACGACTTTGTGTGCGGGTTCGACGCGTAGAAGCCCTGCGTCGCCGAACCGCCGACGGTGACGATCCGGGCGGGGGTCGTTCCGGCAGCAGCTCGGGCTGCTCGCCAGCGCTGGCCCCACCCGGGCGGTACGTAGATGCCGAGGTCCGAGCGGGCCGTCACGTTCGTCCGGGCGTACCGAGTGTCGGCCGTCGACTGCGTCAGAGCGCCGACGTCAGCGGCGGTGAGGGTCACGGCGCCGGTCTGGCCGTTGACGGAGGTGATCAGGTTCCCGCCTCCCCCGCCCAGGGAGACGCCCGTCGACGGCCAGATGCCGCCCGCCTTCGGCCCGTAGAGCTTGACGTCCCCGGGGATGGTGGCGATGTAGAGGTCACCGTTCGCCCCGAGGGCGTTCGACGGGGCGGTGGAGCCGGTGAGCACCTGCGTCCCAGCCGGGCCCGCGGGACCGGGGACGAGGATGTAGGACCCTTGCGAGGGGTCCGCGGGCGCGATGTCCGCGATGTCGACGGTCGGGGTCGTCGACGGCAGCATGATGCTGTACGTCCGCCCCGTGACGTCCTGGAACCGCTCGGTGACCTGGTAAGCCCACTCGACGGGCTGCGTGTTGGCGTTGTCGGTGGCGACGAGGAGGACGCTGAACATGCCCTCGGCGTCGAGGCTGACCGTCGCCGAGCCGGCGGAGATCGTGTCCGCGCCGGAGAGGGTGAGGAGCGCGGGGGTGGTGAAGGTGACCGTGCCCTTGAGCGGGGTACCGTCGGGGCGGATGTAGCGGCCGGTCAGGGTGACCGTCGCGATACCTGCGGGCATGGGCATTAGGCGTCTCCTCGGGGATATGTGCGGCCGATGATCAGGTGCTCCGCGTCGTGGGCCGCCTGCCACTCGCGGACGCGGGCGACGTCCTCGCGCACGTCGTTGATGTCGTCGCGCAGGTCGTCAACCCTGGCGTTGAAGCGGGCCTCCAGGCGGCTGCCGACGGCGTCGAGGGCGTCCAGGGTGACGGCGCGGGTCTCCTCGCCCTGGTTCTCCACGGCGGTCCGGGTGCGCCTCAGGGTCGCGAGGAGCGCGGGAATGGCGGCCACCACCGCCGCACCCAGTACGGATGCAGCGGTGATGACGGCGATGATGATCTCAGGCGCCACGGCTGTCACGCCTTCGCGGTGAAGCCGTGCCGCGCGGCGAGCTTCTTCAGGGACTCCAGCCCGACGGAACCGGTGGCGGCGCTGCCGGTGTACCCCATCTTCCGGCGGAAGGCGTCGTAGGCGGTGTCCGTCTTCGTCCCCCACGAGCCGTCGGCCGCGTACGTGGCGGCGAGCAGGCCCTCGGCCTTGAGTGCCGCCTCCACGATCTTGACGTCCGCGGGATACGTGGTGTGGCCAGTGGCTGCCGGGATGTCCGCCTTGCGGGCGGCGTTCAGGCGGGCGACGGAGACCGTCGGCTTCGCCGGGGCCGACGAGGACGCCTTGAGCTTCAGGATCTGGCCGACCTTGATGGTGTACGGCGACTTGATGCCGTTGACGCTGGCGATGGTCTGCCACTTGATGCCGGTCTTGGCGCCGATGCCCGACAGGGTGTCGCCGGCCTTCACGGTGTAGGTCGAGCCGGTGCTCGGCTTCGACGGGGCAGGCTTGTCGTCGGAGCCGCCAGCAGCCGCGAAGATCGCCGGCTTCGAGATCGCCCCCGGGTCCCAGTGGTCGTTCCCCGGGATGTTGCAGTGTCCGTAGTGCCCGCCCTTGGTCGCCCAGGTGGTGCGGTTCCGGGAGGAGCCGGAGCCGTAGCTCGACGCCAGTGCGCCCGCGGGCCAGACGTCGGGGATGCCCCACGAACGGATCGCACGCATGAGGGCCTTGAAGTTCTTCCCCGGCTTCCAGTACCCGGTAAAGGGCGTCGCCGCGCGGGCCAGTATCTCGATCTGGATGCAGACGCGCCCGGTCCGGTTCGTCCGCGTCAGCCCGTCGTTCCGCAGGGCGCGGGCGCTCTGGTTGAGCGGGCCGTACTGTGCGAGGCGGTCGGTCGTCGGGTCGTAGAGGATGTGCGGTTCGGCGCTGACGTTGATCAGGTACTGGCCGACGTTCTTGAACGACGCGTCCCCGTGCCCGCTCTCCGTGGTGTGCCAGACGACACGGCCGGGCGCCGACGGGGAGTCCATCGCTCCGCCGATCGTCCCCTTCCCCAGTCGCTCAGCTTCCTTGATCCAGATCTCACCCATAGGTGACCCCTCCCGGGCATAGAAGAAGCCCCGTCGCTGCGGGGCGTGGTCGTCGTGGTGCGGTGGCGTCAGAGGCTGAACGTGCAGCCGTCGAGGCCGACCCAGTGAAGGCCGCCAGTGGTGCTCGTCTGGCCGGGCGGGACCTGGACCATGATGTCGCCGGTGTCCGCGTTGAGCTGCGTTCGGGCGTAGTAGATGCCGGCGCCCATTTCCACCGGGGTGACCCAGTAGGAATAGGTGGCGGGGCGAACGGCTGCGGGGACGTTGGCGATGACCCAGTCCGTTCCCGTGGTGAATCGACCGCCGTTGGAACGCTCGATCCTCCCCCGCAGATGGACGATCCCGTTGACAACGCGGTAACCCGGGCTGCCGGAACGGGCAACGAATCCCGACTTGATGGTCAACGGCTTCCACGGCTGCGGGGTCAACGCCTGCCAACTCCCGTCCTGCATCCGCCCGTCGAAACGGTCCTCGGAAACCAGGTACGTCACCATCCCCGGCTTAGCGGAAACGCTCCCGGAAAGGGCAGCGGCACGGGCGTTGGCGTTGGCGAACCGCATTACCGTCAGCGGAACGATGCCGTTGACAATGGCGCCCGTATCGGTCTCGATGTTGGGCGCGTCGGAAAGCTGGGGGTAGCGGACGTTCTGCGAGTAGCTATCCGTCTTGGGCATTGATCACTCTCCTGTTAGCGACGCCAATGCGTCGGGGAATTCACCGGCATTGCGCGCCGTCGAGAGAAAGCCACGAGGGGTTTGTGCCTGAGAGCAGGCGAGCGCTGATCGACCCCGAGGTGTTTATGTACAGGCGGCCCGTAAGGCCATCACCAACGACCACACAGGCTCCCCGGTATTCGGGCTGAATCCCTGCGGGAAGGTCGGCGATGACGACGCTCGCCGACGTCGAAAGGCCGGTCGGGACGACGATTCCCGACAGCGCAATGAGGCCGTCAGAGGTGCGCCGGCAGGCGGGCGGGGCGTCACCGGAGGTGGTGCTCGCGGTGAAGCCGGAGCGCAGGCTCAGGGGCTGCCAGCCGTCGGAGCCGGCAGCCGTCGCGCCCTCCACCAGCCAGTTCCCCGATGGGCTCTTGGCCACCTGAACGCGGTCTCCGACCTGCGGTGATGCGTAGCTGCGCAAGCGCCTCACGCGCTCCACGGGGCCTGTGGCGGTGGTGATGTCGACCGTGCCGTCCCCGTGGACGAGGGAGACCGTGGCGAGGCTCCAGGAGGCTGCTCCACGGGCGACGGAGCGGGCTGCCGAGCGCTCGACAGCGTCGGCCAGGCGTCGGGTCATTCGACGTCCTCCTTACCTCCGCGGAGGGTGATCGGGAAATCTCCGTCAGCCGTCAGCGGGATACTGAAGGACTGCGCGATATGTAGTTCCTTTCGCCCCGCATACGAGACGCGAATTACGTCGCCCGCCTCCAGCGCTGGATTCGGAATGGACGATATCGACGTCTGGATATTGGGTGCCGTAAGGTCGGCGATCATGTAGTTGGCGGCCGACTGGCAGTCGCCTTGAGAGAGCAGAAGCGACGACTGATAGTTCTTCGGAACTCGCCCATAAGGCCCGCCCCATCGCGTCGGAGAGGTCGGGTCATTGTCGTACGCAATCGCGCTCACGGGCACCGAGGTCGATGCTGAATTCTCGCCGGACACCACAACGGCGTTATAGACGTTGTCCCGCGACATTCGGCGAGACGCCGATACCAGCGTTCCGCCTTCTCCCTCGGCGATGTCCCATGCAAACGGCGTTGCCAACGGGTCCGGACGGTTGGCGATGACGAACCGTCCGATGGGGTCGACGTACACCTCCGCCCCCATGGCCGTTGCGATCTGAACGACAGCGTCCCATCGGTCCGCGCCGGCGTCCCACGTGGCAACGGGGCACGTTGGATTGCGGCCCGTGGCGTTCAGGATCGCGGCCGACGGGACCACCTGATGGATCAGGTAGGAGATCGCCTCGAACATGGTGTTGTAGCCGCGCGTTGTCGTCGGCAACATGAAGATGGCGTCGGCAACGGCGGCTTCGGCGGTTTTTCCCGTGACGGTTACCGGGCCGGCGTGGACGTCGCCCTCGGGCTCGTCAATCCGGAACGTGCCGAGCGGCACCATCTCGTCGCCGTGGGTGAACCGGATGCCGCGGGAGACAACCAGCTCCTGCCCGTAAACCGCGAGCGGGTCCAGGGCGTCCCACGGCAAGAGGCTGGGGTCGGCCACCGTCAGGGAGAGCGTCCGTCGGACCTTGCTCCCGCGGTCGACGGTGACCGAGCCGGCCTCGATGGGGATGTCCGCCCGGTAGAGGGCGCCGCCGTAGTAGGCATCCACCCGGGTGACGATCTGGTGCGGCAGCGTCAGGGCCCGGAGGAAGGTCTCGCTGACCGGGTACATCAGGCCCCCTCTCCGCTGTAGACGTCGAGCCACGAGCCGGCGCCGGCGAGAACGGTCGCCCAGTCCGGGCCGGAGTCGGCCACGGTCTGCCAGGTGCGGGACGCAGAGCCGACGATGCCGCCGATGGGACGGTCGACCTCGGTGAGGGCGAGCGTCCAGGCCCGGTCGTGGTGCTCGGCCAGGCCGGTGATGTGCCCCTCGGTGACGTCGCCGACGGACACGTAGACGTCGGACTCGCCCCAGTCCGGCGGCCACTGGATGAGCAAGGTGGTGCCGGACTCCAGCACCCACCACAGGGCATCGCGTTCGGACGTCGTCCTCGTCACCAGCCCGAGAGACCCGGTGCGGGACGAGCGGACGTCGGAGATCACGATGGGGCGGGCCCGCCCCTTGACGTAGTGAACGCCCTGGCGGGCGTCGCGCTGCCACTCGGGGAGGGTCTGCACGGTGGCCCGGCAGCTCCGGGCGGGCTGACCAGGGTCCTTGATCCAGACGTCCAGGGTCTCCGCGTCGAGAGTGACGGGGTCAGTGATGTAGCTGAGGGAGGCGCTGCCTCCGCTCACCTGCGTGAGGCGCACGCGGTACTGCACCGGCACGCCGAGCGGCGCCTCGTAGTCGGTAATCACCGTGACGTCGCTAGTGATCGGCTGATTCTCCAGGTCTCCCGACCAGCCTCGAACCGGCTGTTGAGGCTTGCCGGCAACAAGACGGTAGAGCGCCCACCGCCACGTGGGGCCGCCAGCCGTGAGACCGCGGGCCGTGATGGCGACGCCTCCCCCGTCGGCCGACTCAGCGGTGGCGACGAGGCCGCCCTCGACGAGCGCCACGGTGTCCATGTAGTACTGCTCACCGGGGAGTGCGTCCTCCACGACGAGCGCCAGGCGGACGCCGACGGCGTTGGCGGGTGCGACGTCCGCCATGCTGGAGTAGTACCAGACGCCGGAACCGCCGCTCCAGCCCTGCCAGCGGGTGCGGAGCACTTCCCCGCTCGCATCCACCCACTCCATGCGGGTGCGGTACGGGCGGTCGCCGGCTCCGCGACGAACCGCCGGTCGGAACTGGTAGCTGTGGCCGGGCTGGACGCCGGTGACGGGGACGGCGGTTACTGCTTCGAGGTCGCCGCCGGTGGCCGTCAGGCGCATGGAGTAGGCGCCGGAGAGGTTGGTCGTCGAGAGGGCGGCGGTCGCTCCTGTGACGGCCCAGCCGTCGAGGCCCGCCTCCATGTCCGCCACGGTGTACGGGAGGAGGGAGCCCTCGATCGCCAGGGCCGACGTCGGGGCGAGGACCATGCGGTCGTACCGGGCCTGCTGGCCGGAAGCTGTGGCGACCTGGACCATCGCCACGCGGGCGAGGGTGGCGCCCGAGGGCGCGGTGCCCACACACGCGATCTTCGTCCACGACCCCGCGGGCACCGACCAGGTCTGCGACGTGGCGCCCAACTCGGTTCCGTCAGCCGACCGCCAGTAGATCTCCATGCGGTGACTGAGGCCGTCGGTTGTCGGGTTGACGTACGCGCTGGCCACGTACTCCGCCCCCGCCGTCACGGCCGGAGCCGTCGACAGGGCTGCGCGGACCATGGCCGAGCCGGCGGCCGACGAGGTGGCGACGAGGGAGGAATACCAGTAGGCGCCACCGTACTGAGAGGTGATGCTGACGTTCGAGGCTGCGGCCCAGCCGGACGCGTCCACCTCCACCTGCTCGAAGTTGAAGGGGAGGAGGTTGCCGGGCGAGACCTCGGGGGTGTCGCCCAGGAAGATGCGGTCGGCGAAGAAGGACTGGTTGGCTGCCGTCGCGGTGACCCTGAGCGCTACCGTCGCACGCACTGCGGTGAACGGGGCTGAGGCGAGAGCGCCCACCTGGTGCCAGGCGGCGCCCGTCGACGTCACCGTGGGGCCCGTCGTGGTGCTGACGAGCGTACCGCCGGCGTTGTACCAGCGGATCTCCAGGCGCAGTTGGATGCCGGCAGCCGGCGGGTAGACCGTGGCGCAGGCGAACGACTCCCCCGGCGTCGCGATGAGGACCGGCGTCATCACCTCGATGCGGCAGTCACCCGCGGCAACGGACCGGAAGCTGAGGCAGTAGCTGCCTAGCACGCCTCCGCTACCGCGGGTCGGGGTCTGGCAGTTGGTCACCGGCGTCCAGCCGGAGGCGTCGGTCTCGATCGACTCCACGTTCTCCGGGAGCCTGTTGCCGGTGATTGCCATTTACTCGTCACCCTCCTGCGGGGGCTCGTCCTCCGACGGAGGCGGCGGCTCGTACTCGCCTATCGGCGGCCGGGGCGGCTCCTCCCACGGCGCGGGAGGGGTGTCGAGGTCGGTGTTCCGCGGGGCGTCCGGGGGATAGTCGGGCACCGGGACGGCCGGCTCGGGCTCGTAGATCGTGATGGGCGGGACCATGACACCCCCGGGCGGAATCTCCGTCGGGGGCGTCGGGGGCGTCGGGTCGGGATCGTCGTGGACTGGAGTCGTCACAGGTACCTTCCTGTCGTGATGGAGGAGGCCGTGGCCTTGTCGTGCGCCACGACCTCGGTGCGGACGATGTCGGTGATCTCGCGGTTGCCCACGAAGACCCTGACGTCGGCGTTGATCGTCGGCGCTCCGCCTCCGCCCGCCGGCACGCTCCGCGCGCTCCTGGCCATCGCCATGGAGTCGCGGTTCGAGTGCACCTGCGCGGGATGGAGGAAGCGGACCAGCTCCGGCCCCTGCTCTCCGACCCAGGCAAGCTCGCCGAGGGCCGGGAAGCCACCCGCGGCGTAACCACCGGGGCGGTTGTACGCCTTCGAGAGCGACCCGTAGCGGCTCAGGGCGTAGCGCATGGAGCTGTAGATGTTCGCCATGGGGTCGGTGCTGACGCCGTAGGTGAACGGCCCCGTCCCCTTGTACTTGCCGGCGTAGGCCCGGAAGGTCGGCTTGATGACCTGCATGAGACCGACCGACGGCGTGCCGTTGACCCAATTCACGTCCCAGCGGTTCACCGCGTTGGGGTCACCGCCCGACTCCTGCTGCATCCTGCGAAGCGTCGTGTCGGCGAGCGAGTGCGGCTGCCCGACAGCCGTCAGGGCAGCCTTCACCGTCGGCCTCCACCTCTCCACACCCTTACCGCTTATGGCGGCGGGGGCGGTGAGGTACGGCATCGGGTCGACGGCCTTGCCGTTCTTCCGCGCCTCCAGGTGGAGGTGCGGCCCGGTGGTGTTGCCCGTCGCGCCCACGGCGCCGATCCGGTCGCCCTTGCTGACGGCCTTCGGCACTGTGGTCTGGATCTTGGACAGGTGGGCGTACAAGGACTGCAAGCCCTTGGGGTGGTCGATGATGATGTGGTTGCCGTAAGGGCCGCCACGTCCCACCGTCGACACGCGACCATCGCTCACAGCCTTGACGGCTGCTCCGGTCTTGGCCGCGAAGTCGAGACCGGTGTGGTAGCCGGAGGACCACATCGAGCCGGCAACACCGAAGCGTGTACTCGGCTTCGCGTTGACCGGGCTGCCCCACTGGCCTCCTCCCCATCCGCCCCCGAGCATCGAGGAAACGGCGTCGACGACCTTGTCCTTCAGGCCGGCGATCATCTTGAAGGGGAGCTTGACGAGCGCCTTGCCGATCATGCCGACCGGCCCGATGCCGTCCTTCACCTTGTCGGTGACGGGACGCATCAGGCGGGAGAAGATCTTGCTCGGGTTGGTGATCAGGTCGGCACCGGTCTTCGCCCAGTCGAGCCCCTTGGTGAAGGCGTTCTTGGCCCAGCCGATGACGCCACCGGACTCAAGGAGCTGCGTGCCGGCGGCCTGGTGAAGCGACAGCGCGCGGGCGCGATACTTGGGGTCCGTCGGAATGACGTACTCGGGGTATCGAGGATTTCCCTCGCCGACAATTGCCGTCGGCTTGTTCGTTTTCATCGGGGCCGCCACACCCCAGCCGTTGCCGACGGTGCCACCAGCTTCTAGGAGCTTAGGGGCTTCGGGCAGCTTGTCGAGACCGACGAATCCCGCGACCTTGTCCCAGATGGCCTTGATGCCGTTGGTGTACACCATCTTGATCACGAAGTTGGTGGGCTTCTTCGTCAGGCCGACGACCTTATCCCACGCCTTGCCGATGGCATCCTTAGCCTTTTCGAAAGCCTCACCGACAAGCTTTACCGCAGACTTGATCTTGCCGAAACCCTTACCCAGCTTATCGCCGAGCCACGAGGTCTTGTCGGAGATCCAGTTCCAGGGGGCGCGGACGCCCTTCTCGTAGAGCCAGACGAACTTATCGCCCAGCCACTTCAGCCCATCCCACATGCCCTTGAAGATGGGCTTGAGCGCCACCTCCCAGAGCCATGTGGATTTCTCAGCGATCCAGTTCCACGGCTTCCGGACGGCGTGGTCGTAGAGCCAGACGAACTTGTCGCCGACCCATTGCAGGGCGTCCCAGATCCATTCAAATACCGGCTGGAGGATTTCTTCCCAGACCCATGACGTGGCCTTCTGGATGCCTTCCCAGCAGCTCAGGACCAGCTTCCGGAACTCAGGGAACTTGTTGAACGCCCACACCCCGGCGGCGACCAGCGCCGCGATGGCGATGACCACGAGGGCAATCGGGTTAGCACTCATCGCTGCGTTCAGCAGCCACTGAGCGAGCGTCCATGCCTTTATGGCGACAATCAGTAGCCACACGCCCTGGATGAGCCACGGCGCGTGCTCGGAAATGATGGCGAATGCCTCGCCGATTCCGCCGAGAACGTCGAGCACCAGAGTCGACAGGGGGGAGAGCGCGCGCAGCACCTCGAAGATCCCGTCGAAGATATCGCCCAACGCCTCAGCAAGGACGGGGCCCATCTCCGCCGCATAAGCGAGGAAGCTCTCGAACTTTTCGGAGCCCTTCAGGCTCGTTCCCCAGTCGGCGAAGCGGCCAGTGATCTCCTGCATCCGATCACTGATGGAATCCATGTGCGGGAAGAAGGCGGCGACAATGCCCATCATGCCTTCGAAGACATTCCCGAAGGACACGCCAAGCCCCTCGATAGCGGGCTCGGCGGCCTCCTGGATTCCTGTCTTGAACTCCTGCCAGAACGGGTTCTTCAGGCGCTTGCTCGCGCGCTCCTGGAGATCCCGGACCGCCTTTGAAGAGTTCTTGACGAGCGGCGTCAGACCGGGAAGGGAGTTCTTCGCCCCCTCCACGGCGCGCGTGAATATCGGGAGGACGTCCTTCTGGAGTTCCGTGTGCCAATCCGAGAATGCCGACTTCAGGCCCTTTGGACCTTCGATCGCCTCGTACAGATCCCGCTGCGCCGGCGTGAGCTTCGCGAGTGCCTTGCGGTACTCGTCCTGGGCCGACGCGGACTTGGCCGTGGTGTCGATGCCCGAGAGCCGGGCCGACTCGACGCCACGCTCCGCGGACGCGATCGACTCCGCGGCGTTGACCTGAGCGTCGGCCGCGGACTGCACGGCGTCGGACAGGCGACGCTGAGCGTCGGACACGCTCTCCGCGGCCTCGACCTGCGCGCGGGCGGCCTGGCGCTGCGCCTCGGTGAGGGCGGTGGCCTGGTCCTTGACGTTCTGCTGCGCCGTTGAGACCCGCTCGGTGGCGCGGACGACGTCAGCGTTACCGGCAATGCCGGCCTTGCGCTGCTTGTCGGCCGACTCCTGAAGCTCGGCATAGTCCTTGGCCTGCTTCTTCGCGGAAGCCTCGGCCTGATCGGCGGCGAGCTGAGCCCGGTCAATCTGGAGCTGCGTCGCCCGTGGGTCGGCGAGAGTACGGCTCAGTTCCTCCTGCGCCTCCTGGACGCGGAGGGTGGCCTCGCGCTGATCGAGGGAGCCCTCAGCCAGGCGGTCGTTCAGGTCGCGGAGCTGTTCGGCGGCGTCCTTCCGGGCCTGGATGAGATCCTTCTCGGCCTGGAGGGCGTCCTTCTTGGCGTCGCGGAGGGTCCGCTCGGCCCGCTCGACGTTCTTCGTCGCCTGGCGGCGCTGGTCGGCGGCGCGCAAAGCGGCTTGCGCGACTCCCCGTTCGGCGTCCTCCACCGCGCGGTTGGCCGACGCGATCGACCGCGCGGCGTTCCGGTGTGCCGAAGCCAACGCCTGCTGAGCGTTGGTCATCTGCATGGCCTGCTGCGCGGCACGGACGTTGGCGGCAGCGCTGTTGTCCGTCGCGCTCGCGGCCTCCTGGTCCGCCTTCTCCTTCGCCTCGGTCACCGCCGTGACGCCCTTGATGGCGGGGATGGCGACGAGCGCCATAGCGCCGAGACCAGCACCGGCAGCGACGCCGGCGGAGGCGATGGCGCCAAGGCCGGCAGCCATGACGGGGATGGCTGGGATAGCGGCGACGCCGCCGAGAGCGATGGTGAGTTGGAGGATCGCCATCATCGCTTGACGATGATTGACGTGAATGTTCACCCGGACGTCGTCGCGATCGAGACGATTGACCATGTTGTGTACGGCGGCCAGCTCGGCGGCTGCTGCGCCGGCGTCAACGCGGATCGCCACGTCGGCGTCGGACGCAGACAGCGCCTGAAGGCGGGCCTGGATGGCGGAGATCTGCGCGGTGGCCGTGGCGGCGTCGATGTCGATGCCGACTCGGGCGTCCGCCAGGGTCGCGAGCTGCGCCCGGAGGGACTGGAGCTGGGCCATCGCGTCGGACGTGTCCGCGTCGATGTTGACCTCGGGCAGTGACGCCTGCGCCTGCTGAACGGACCGGCGGAGTCGCTGGCCGAAGGACCCGTCCGTCTCCATGCGGATGCGGAGCGGGTCCGCGCTCAGCTCGGCGATCTCCGCACGCATCTCGGCGAGAGCAGCACGAGCGGCTGCGGTGTCCGCGCGAATCGCGATGTTCGGGTGGGCGGCACCGAGCCGTCGAAGCTCGGCGTCAAGGCGGGCAACCTCGGCGTCCGCATCCTCCGCAGAGACGTCGATGCCGATCCGCTTGTTGGAGAGGGCTTCAAGCTTGGCCCGGATGCGCGCGAGTTCCGCGTCCACCCCGGTGTCGCCGAGGCGCACGTCGAGCTTCGGCATCGCCTTGAAGGCGGCCTCCAGCTTGCGACGCATAGAGCTTGCGAAGGCACCGCCGGCGTTGTCGCCCTGGCGGCCAGCAGCGAGCCGAGCGGTGCGCCCTCCGCGGTTCACCGCGTCAGGAATGGCGGTGGTGATCTGACGGGCCAGGGAATCGCCGATGGCGTCGCCTAGCGCCCGCCCGATCCGGTCGCCCTCCCCGGCCATTGACGCGCGGAGGGTCTGCGCCATGCGCTCCCCCATCGCCCGCCCAGCCTCCGCACCGACTCGGTCGGCGGCGGGGAGGACAGCCTCCCGCAGCTTGCGGTGGAACTGCGGGACGATGGGGATTACGTCCACCGCCGCCTGTCCGACAATGTCGGCCATCACGCCTCCTACGTCTGATTTCTCAGCCGCGGGTCGAGCGCGCGGCGCTGCTCATCCGTCAGCCCGCCTCCCTTTCGGGCAGCGGACTTCGGGGGAATGCCGGGGCGTGGAGTGGGCGTGAATTCCGGCGGCTTTCCGCCGGCGGCAGCAATCGTGACGATGCGCAGGAGCGCGATCTCGTCCCGCAGGGTGGCGAGCAGGATCTCGACGCCGCTCCACGGGGCCAGGTCGGGCCGATAGTCCGACGGGATGTCGTCGACCGACCCCTCCGGCATCTCGGCTCTGATAGCGGTCTTCGTCGCCGACTCGGCCGGCAGGTGCTCGATCAGGACCCGGAGGCGCCTAAGCGACAGGCGCCCCCGGTAGACGTCGAGAAGGTCAATCCCGCGGAACGCGAGATCAGCCTCTAGCGCTTCCGCGTGGTCCGCGAGGACTTCGCAGGTCCAGAAGACTTTCCCGGGGCCTCTCCCGCGGCCTCCATGGCGGCGCCGGTGAAGTCGTTGATCTCGTCGAAGGTCGGGTCCATCTCGATGAACCGGACGGCGTCCTCAGGGTGCAGGACTCCGGTGGCCCACCCGTCGTAGTCGGCTTCCTTCAGGGCGCGGATGTACGACGGGCGCCACTTGGTGATGGGCTTGACCCGCAGGTCGACACCACACAGCGGAGCCGTCACGTACTCGTCGGCGGCCTCGGTCTCCTGAGCCTGAGCGGGGGAAGTAGTCATGGGCGCGGGTCTCCTAAGTCAGTGCGCGCGGGTCGAAGTTGCGTGAAGAAGCGACGCCCCGGACCCGCGCGGAACGGGGCGTCGCTGGTGTGTGGGGCGGGGCGTGATCAGCCCTCGCCACCCCCGCCACCGGACGGGAAGAAGGCGCTGACGTCGACGTCGCCGTAGTCGATGGAGCGCTTCACGGCGGGCAGCGAGGTGCCCTTGTAGAAGCGGAAGGTGAGCTGGACCGGCATCACGTCGGCGGTCTGGGGCTGCTCGTCACCGCGCTCCACGACCTTGCCGTTCGGCATGTAGAGCCGCATCCGCTTGTCGCCGTCCATGGTGTCGAAGACGAAGGCGTAGCGGAGGTCCGACGGCTTGTCGGGCATCGCGTAGGAGGCGATGCCGTCGGTCGGCTGGAGCGCGGTGACGGGCACGTTGTCGTAGAGCGACCGCACGAGCGGGTTCAGGCCCTCCAGGAAGGTGACCTGCAGGCTCTTGGTGCTCTTGGTCATCAGCGTCCGGATCGGCTCCAGCGAGCCGGCCGCTTCGACGTCCTTGGACTCCTCCTCCACCTTGAAGAGGCCGCCCTCGGTGGTCACCCACCCGAGGCACTGCCACGGGGTGGCGGGGTCGGCGAAGTCGGTCGGCGAGGCGGTGTTGATGGCCGCCATGTGGACGAGATAGTCAGTTGCGCCGAACGTCAGATCGGCATTGCGGGTGTCCGCCATGATGCCTCCAGGGCATGCGAATGGGCCGAATCCCCGGAGGAGTTCGGCCCGATGGTTTCGGTTACGCGGCCCGGAGGCTCACGGTGTACGTCGCGCCTCGTCGGTGGATCTCCGGCGTCGCCCACGGCAGTCGCGAGGGGCCCGAGGAGCACGTCACCGAGCGGATGACTGCGGGGCCGACGGGCCCGGCGAGGAACAGCAGTGCTTCACGCACGCTCTCCGACAGGGCTCGCGCCTCGTCGGCAGTGGCCGCGAAGACATCGACCGCGACGCGGGGGTGCTGGGCGAAGCGGTCGTCCCGCCCGCCGACCCGCTCGACGCGGATCATGGGGAGCTGCTGCTCCAAGTCGTCCGGCGTCTCAGCCGCGGAGAAAACGCCGAGGGTGGCCTCCAGCCACGGGGCGAGTACCTGCTCGACGTCAGCCAAAGCGACCTGCCACGTCGTCCATCGCCTTGCTGAGGACAGCGTGGCGGGGGGTGCGGGCAGTCCCGTACTCGACGTGCAGCGCGTGAGGCGCGGTGTTCAGCACTCGGGCGCCGGCACGCAGCTTGGGCTTCCCACGGAAGGGGACGTTCTTCTCGTGCGGGACCACGGCGAACGACGCCTTGTACTGACCGGGGTGCGGGTCCTCATTGCCGCCCACCGGGGCGCGAGCTACGGCGGCCGTCATGATCTCGGTAGCCGCCTTCATGCATGCAGCCTGGACGCCAGGCTTCTGGAGCAGGCGGCCGATGCCGGAGTACCGGCCGGTGTACTTCGAGCGGTAGGCCATCAGCCGGTCACCTCCTGAAGTGCGACCTCGATGTGGGCGAGGGATGTCAGGGGGAAGTCGAGCGGGCGGCCGATGACGTCGAACAGCTCGCCGTTCTCGCGCCGGATGCGGTCCGTCGGACGGACGTCAGTGCCGCGCGGGGCAAAAAGAACGCGCCTCGTCACCACGGTCTGCGAGGCGTCGTGCGTCTCGCTCGACGAGCCGACCGTGACCCCGTAGGGGCTCATCACCGCGCACCGCTCGACGGGGATCTCGTCCGGCGGACCGGCCACCCACGAGCCCGCAGAGTCGCGGACGCGGGGGCCGGGGCGAACGATCGTGATCGTCTCGGACATGCGGGCGTGGATCAGGCTCATAGCGCCCTCCACACCGTGGACCGCCCACCGGTGTCGGCCGGGGCGATGTCGAGGGATGAGGCCCCCGACGCCATCCCGACCGCCCGGCGGAGCCGGCGCCGTTCGTCGGAGCTGAGCCCGGCGCCGGTCTGCGAGTCGGCGTAGGAGATCAGGAGACCGCCTGCCTGCTCGGACCGGACGCCGCCAGGATTCGTCAGCACCCGCGCCGCCAGCGCCACGGCCACCGCCTTGACGCCGGGCTGAGGCGGGTCGGTGAGTCTGGCCCCGACCTCACCGCGGACAATGTCCTCGGCGGTGTCGGCGGCCAGGTCGTACTGCGCGTCAGTCAGCGGGCGACCGAGCAGCGCCTCTAGCTCAGCTCTCGTGAACAGCATCCGGCGCCGCCTTCCGTCGGGGCGCCGCCCGCTTGGTCGGGGCCTTCTTCACCGGCGGGGCGGGCTCCTCCGTAGAGTGCTTCACGGGAGCGACCGCCCACGCCTTCGGGTTGGTGATCAGAGCCTCGGCCCACGTCGGGACCTCGTCCGCGGGGCCGAACACGTGGCTCTCGCCGTCGGCATCCGTCACGTGGACGAAGGTGCTCAGGGTTGCCATGTGAATGCCTCGCGATCAGGGTCAGAGAACGTCAGCGACGAAGGTCAGGTCCGGGGCCGCCAGCACGGGGAGTGCGATGGCGGTCGCGCGGGTCCACACGGTCTGCGGGTCCTCGGACTTGTAACCACCGACGGCCACGCCGGCAGCGTCGCCCTGAAGGCCGTACCGTGGGTCGTTCGCCTCCACCGGGACGCCCCACAGGGTCTTGCCGGCGGAGTCACCCTGCGCCGGCAGGAAGAGGAGCTTGTCCTCGGGGGTCACACGGGTGGCGACACCGGCGACGGAAACCCGGGCGTCGTAGACCTCGATGGGCGGGATGTCGTACTCGCCGAGGACGGCGTTCAGGCCCTCACGCGTCAGGACCCCGGGGGCAGAGGCGGAACCGGCGAAGGCCAGCTCACGGATCTGCTTGTTCTTCCTGAGCGCGTTGTAGACCTTGCGCGACATCAGGGTGACCGCCGGCAGGGAGCCGTTGGTGTCATTGTAGACCTCAAGCCACGCCTGGAGGTCGTCGTACGCCTTCGCGGTCTCGGCGTTGGACCACAGCGTCGAGGCCGTGACCGAGTGCGAGGCGGAGCGGCCGAAGTCGACGCCGGCCTGGACGTTGTTCTCGTTGAGGTTCACGGCGCCGGTGAACAGGGCCTCACCACGGGCGAGTTCGAGTCGCGCGGCGATGGCGTTGACCAGCTTGACGCTGTCCGCCTCCATCGCGTTGCGGATCTCCTCGCCCTGCGTGTCGACGTTGCGCATGCGGATCTGCTCGTACTCGCCGACCGGCATCTTCCGGCTGATGGGCGGCAGTTCGCCGCTCACCCGCGCGGCCCCACCACGGGACCCGATGTCCGACTCGGCGTCGTACGCCCGGTAGACGGCCGCCTCGGTGAGGCCACCGCCGCCCCGGTTGAACCGGTACGTCAGGTCGTTGATGGTCTCGTTCGGCAGCCACCGGTTCAGGGAGAAGGTGTTCTCCTCCCGATCCTGGAGCGCCGCCCGCGCGTACCCGGTCAGCTCCGCCGGGGTCGCGTACTCAGTGAAGAGCTGCATGTGTCAGGGCCTCTCAGACGAAGATGATGCGACCGCTGACGGCGGTCTTGCCGTCGGCGTCCACGGGGACGGGGAGCTTCGCCTCACGGATGAAGCAGTGGATGAGCATGGAGCCGACAGCAGCGGTCGACGCCACGCCTCGCGCGTCCACGTCCTGAGCGGTGAAGAGGAAGCCCACGAGGTCTTCCCGGCCGTCGGTGGCCGCACCGTCGTAGGGGCCGTACCGCCCGGTGGCGGTCACCTTGCCGAGCGGGATGCCGCTCTTGATGAAGCCGTTCGGGTAGTGGGTGGCCTTGGTGAACTTCGAGACGTCGAGGGTCACCGAGACCGGGGCGTCGGTGCCGTGGGCGGACCCCAGCCAGTCCCTGCGGTCCTGCGTGAACGACTCAGTCTTGAGGCTGAGGTCCATGTGTCCTCCTATGAGGTGGTGGTCAGTTCTTGCCGTGCTTCGCGCGGTAGCGCTCGGCACCGGAGGCGGTGGTCTTGGCGCCACCGACGTCGGACCCGCGGTCCCCGCCGGCGCGAGGGGCCGGGGGCGGAGTCGCGGAGCCACCGAAGAGGGTCTTCAGCGACTCGGCGTCGGCCTCCAGCTCCTCCTTTGTGGAGCCCTGGAGCCGCGCGGCCTGCTCGCCGGTGAGACCCTTCGAGAGCGCCACTTCGAGAAGCAGCGCCTTACGCACGGCGGCTTCAGCCTCGGCGCGGGCGGTTGCGGCGTTCTGCTCGGCGGTCGCCTTCTCGGCGGTGATGCGCTCGGTCTCCGTCAGCTCGGCGGCCTTGCGGGTCTTCAGCTCCTCGTCGGCTGCGCGCAGGCGCTCCAGCTCGGCAGCGTCGGGGCCGGACTTGACGGCGGCCTCGTGCTTTCGCGCGTGGTGCTTCCAGTACGCCGCCTGGTGCTCGGCAGCCATGTCCGCCACGGGGGTGGCGTCGGGGTAGCCGTGCTCGTTGACGGTCGGCTTCGTGCCGTCGTCCACGGTGCCGTCGCCCCCGCCGATGAAGCGGATCGGGCGACCATCCTTGCGGTAGCCGAGGATGGTCTGAGGGGGGTGCGAGAGCGCGAGGGTACGTCGAGGCATGCTGATGTCTCCCCTGTCGGGATCGTCGGTGGTGCCCGTGGCGGGCGTCAGGTGGGAAGGCGGATGTCGTCGGGGCCGCTGAAGCGCTGTCCCGCGAAGCCCAGAACCGGGCCGATCTCGCCGTGGTCGTTCGCAATGATGATCTTGCGGTAGTCGACCGCGCGTCCGCCTCGGTCGCTCCGGCCGATGGCCTCTTCGACCAAGTCGTGGATGCGCTCAAGGCGCTCTTCGTCGATGACCTGGCCGGGGTCGTAGTCGGCCTTGACCAGCTTGACGAGGCAGTCGCAACCCGGGTGAATCGGCGCCAGGTCGCGCTTGGTGTAGCGCTGCGTCGACGCGATCATGCAGAGGGCGCAGTCGTACTCACCCTGGAGGACGCGGACGGTGTACTCGACGGCAGGCAGATCCTCGCCGACATCGCGCACCGTGTGCGTGCGGGCGAGCTGGAGATCCGTCTTCACCAGAGTCTCAAGCCGGTGCTTGCCCTGCGCGATAGCGTCGTCCACGTCGGCGCCCTTGCTCAGGGCGTGCCGCATGGTGATGAAGGGCCGGTCGTAGACCTCCTCCGGGTCCACGCCCCGCAGGGCGCGCCCGGTGACGTCGTCGAGGTCCAGCTCCACGCGCGGGGCGCGGGCGTCGATCTCGGCGTAGGTCTGCTCCAGGTAGGCCGCCGTCAGGCTCGCTACTTGGCGCTCACCGGCGAGGATCGTCGGCAGGTGCTTCCGGCGCCAGGCGGTCGCGTCGGCGTCACGGTACGCGCCGAGGTCGGACCAGCCGGCGAGGACGGGCCCGAGGACCCGCCCCCAGACGGTGCGGACAGCCCGGCCGTACCGCTCATCAAGCGGCGATAGAAAGGTCATCCGCGCTCCGTCCGATCACAGTCCGCTCTTCGTATCGCCGTCGTCCAGCGGCCACCGTGTTCGGAGGAGGCACCGTGTCGTCTTGCAGCGACTGGGCGTGTATCGCATCTGCGGCCCGGTCGATCTCCATGCGGGAGATCTGCGCCGGGGTGTAACCCATGTCCTCCATGCGCTGACGCCACGGAACGCCCGCGGCTTGCTTCTTCACGGCGGCGTCGGCCAGCTCGGCGACCGAGCGGGACTCGGGGTCGCGCCAGACGGTCTCCGCGGTGTACGCGGTGGCCCGTTGCTCGTCGCCGAGCACGCGGAAGGCCAAGCGCATGACCTGCTCCCACGACTCCCCGAACGCCTGCTGCCGGTCGCGGACCTTGGACACGAGCCCGGTCTCCGCGGCCTTCAGAGCGTCGCCGGAGACGTTGACCACCGCGCCGATCAGGTAATGCGGCGGGGTCCGACTGATGGCAGCCAAGTCCTGTACGGCGCCTTCGACGGCGCGCACGTAGGGGACGAGGTCGGTGGCGCTGAACTCTCCGAACTTCACATCGGGGTCGTCCGTGGTCCACAACTTCTTGATGTCCAGCGTGAAGGGCTGGATCTTGGCGCCGGTGAGCGGGTCCTCGTCGACCTCCAGGCCGGCGGCCCAACGCTGCCGGAAGGCGCCGTACTTCATGGCGGCGATGAGGTTGATCAGCGAGAGGTTGATCCGGTTCTGCACCGTGAGCACGTCCTCGTGCTCCGCGAAGCCCGTCAGCCTTCGGTTGCGCCGATTGACGAATGGCACCAGCGGGACCGTGCCGAGTTCGTTCGGCCGAGTGCCGTCGTCGCCGTTCGGCAGCGCGAAGGCATCCCAGCCGCGAAGCTCAGCAGCTCGGCCGGAAAACGTCGGGGTCGCCGTCTTGGTGGTGAACTCGTGGATCTCGCCGGGGGTCCACAGCGTGGCCCGCGTCTGGCCCGTCCAGTCGTCCCGCCACATCTTCAGGCCGGCCGCCAGGCGGCGCCGGTTGCCCTGCTCGTGCTCCACGGCTACCTGTCGGGGCGTCTCGTGAGTGAGCACGGGGCGGCCGTCGTCGCCCTTCTCGACGAGAACGAATGCCCTGCGCTGGGACAGCGCGCCGTAGTGGACGAGGTCGGCATCCGCCGCCATGGCGTTCTCATGCCAGATGCGGGTAGCGTCGTCGTCGGCCGCCTGGGCGCCGAGGCTGGTGTCGCCGGGCTGGCTGAAGCGGAAGCCGTCGACGTGCATGCGCTCGGTGGGACTGTCGAGCACGAGGCTCGTCCAGTTGGTCCGCGCGTCGCGCATCCACGCGGCGACCTCCCGCGGGTCGACGCCCGGGACGGTCGGCAGCGGGGCCCGGCCCTCGGCGTAGTCCCGAAGAGTGTCGAGGCCGGGGGTCGTCTCGCCTCGGTCGTCGGTGTCATCCTGCCGTTCGTCGAGTAGCTGCTTCCCGAGCCTCTGGAGCCACCATCCCGGGGAACCCACTTGGTCGGCTGCGATAGCCATACACGGACCTCCCTCAGAAGGCGACTAGACGTCCAGAGCGCTTCTTGCGCTTGGTGATTCCGGCGGCCACGGCGTCAGCACGACACTCGTAGGCCAGGACCGCGCTCATGGCGGCGTCGATCTTCTTCGGCGACTTGGCGTGCTCCTTGCCGATGCCAAGGTGGTTGCGGCCCATCGGCCGGCGGCGGGCGTGGAGTACGTGGCGCGTCAGGGTGGCGCCGAGGAGCAGCGCGGGGGATGCGTCGTCGGTGGCCAGGGTCTCGGCGTGGCTGAGGCCCTTGTCCTCCACGGCCTCGTGGAAGCGGGATATCGCTGCCTCCATGGCCGTCGGCCGGTTGGTCCACCACTCAACGGGGCGTGCCCGCGTGGCGGCCACCTGGAGCCGGTCGCCGAAGTCGGCGGTCCAGCGGTCCACATAGTCTTGCCAGTGCGGGGGGTCCGCGTAGAAGCCGACAACCTCGTAGCGGTCGAAGGCGCGGGCCACGGCTGCGTCGACCGCCTCGCGGTCCACCTGCCAGCCCTCACCCTCCGGGCCCTCGGGCTTCTCCCAGCAGCCAAGGAGCTGGAGGTGGCCATCGGAGACGCGGCACGCGGTGAGCGCGGTGGCGTCGTCCCGGATCGAGCCGTCGAAGCCGAGCGTGATCATGTCGCCCTCGGCCAGCTCCTCCGGGCGCCGGCACTGAGCCCACGCGTCGGGGTCCATCCAGGCGTCGGAGGCGACGGTGCGGGAGTTGAGGAAGTAACGGCGGCCGTCGGCGCTGTTGTTCCGGAGGTCGTAGAAGTCGTCCACAAGGGAGTCGAGGTCCATCCACTCCATCGCGTCGCCGTAGGTGTCGGCCAGGGCGGCGCGGAGAGCGGCCTCGTTCTTCAGGTTCGGGCACTCGCCGTACCGGTGGTCGTACATGAGGCGGGACCGGCCCCGCTTCTTCCGACCGTCCCGGATCGCCTCGGCTTCCTCGTAGGTACGCTCAGCGACGGAGTCTTGCCCGGGGGCGAACATGGTCGTGGTTTCGAGGTACCACGTCTGCGCGCCCTTCTTCCGCTTGCGGAGGTTTCGGGTCACCGTCGCGTACATGCGCCGCAGCTCGGGCGTGTTGTAGAGGTGGGTCTCGTCGAAGCAGACCCACGTCTCCTTGCCGCCGTCCTTCGACGAGGACGAGGCGGTCGACGGTGTGATCTCCCCACCGTCGGGAAGGTTGATCTTCGTCAGTCCGGGATCGACGTTCGGGACGTGGCTCAGGAGCGACGCCTCGTCGGTGAGGTTGAAGTAGATCGTGTCGTAGACGTTGCCGGTCTGGCCCTCTTCTGTGGCCATGATCCGGAGGTACGGCACAGTGACCGGCCGGCCCATCGGCTCGCCGGGCTCGTAGACGTACTCGAAGCCGAGACCCCAGGGGTCCCGGTAGACCTCCCCGCCCTCCGCCCAGCCAGCGAACCGACAGGGTCCGAGAGCCTCAAAGAGGCCGATGCGAGCGCCTAGGCCGCTCTTGTCGCAGCCCTTCGGGCGGGAGAAGAACGCGGAGTCATAGAGAAGTCGGCCGTCGTCCTTACCACCTTCATCGAGTCCGTAGCAGTCGACGACGAACCCGGTGTACTCGTCGCCGTGGCGGACGGGCATGCCCTGGACGTCGCCGGGGCCGTGAACGACGAAGTACTCCATCCACGCGACAGAAAGCCACCCGAGGGAGCGGGCCCGATCGTGTCCGGGGGCGCGGACCGTGACGTGCGGCATCGACGCCCCCTTCGGTTATCCAGTCAGGCGGGCCCGCCGGCTGTTGATGTCGCTGACGGTCCCGGCGTGCTGCACGGGCGTCGGCTTGGCGGTCGGGTCGTCGACCTTGAGCTTCAGGCGGGCCCGGTCCTCGGGCGTCGCGCCGAACTTCGCGGCCCTGAGCCGGACTTCGGCGGCCAGGGTCCATTGGCCCTTGGCCCACATCGAGTGGTGCATGAGGGCGGTGTCCACGAGGAAGGCCCAGTCGGTGTCCGTGAAGGTCTGAGCCTGCGCGCTCTGGCGCCAGGTGCTCCACCACGCGAGGGTCATCGGGTGCCACTCGGTGAGTTCACCGGTCTTCGTGTTCACGCCGAGGACGCCCTCCGGCAGCTCGGGGCCGCGGAGTTCGTCGTCAGGGGTGATGACCGTCTCGGGCTCGACGGCGTTACGCCGGCGGCGCTTCGAAGGGTCCTTGGGGGCGGGGCCTCGTCCGGCCACAAGCACCTCCGTAGTCAAGTAAGCGCCCTTCAGGCGGCTTTGGGCGGGCAGTGAAACTTCTGCTACCGTTCGCCCACTTCGTAGCGGGCGCCCAGGCTGGCGCCCCTCAGTCAGAGGGCACTAGTCGAATGAACTTCTCCAAGTGGGTCGCACGGGCCGACGGCTTCGCGGACGGCGTCTCCGCTGTGCTCCGGAAGTTGACTCCTATCGTCACCGACGCGCGGAAGCTCCTGCACGCCTACAACGGCGCCATGGCCGAGTTCGACAGAACTAGGAAGAAGTGAGGCCGCGAACGACGTCGGAGATGTCCGCAAGGATCGACGGGGCGTTGCCATGTCGGCGCCCCGTCATTGCGATGTAGCGGCCGGTGCCGTAAATCTCCACGGCCGTGCCGTCGGGGCGTCGGATGCGGCGCCCCTGTCGGACGTCCGCGCGGCCCCAGATGTGCAGCCCGTCGCCGGACGGGGAGACCTCTACGTAGGTGGCCCCCGCGTTGCGGACGATGGCTGCGGCCCACGGCGCCAAGCGGCCCGTGAGCGGGTTCAAGCAGTGGTCCAGGTCGATGCACACGACGTCGTCGACGTTCGAGAGCACGAAGCCCAGACCGACGCCGGCCGACGAAGCGGCGGCGTCAGCGTGCGTGCTCCACGTCCGCGGGTCCGTCGAGGAGGCCGCCATGCCGGCGGTCGTCAGCGGGGTCTTGTTCGCGGCGCGTCGGACCCACCTGTCGCGGGTCTTCAGCTCCGTGGGAGTCGCGTCGTTCTTCTTGGCCCGGTACGCCTTCGACCGGCACCGCGTGTCGCAGTACCGCGCGTGCTGACGAGCCATCAGCGGCAGCGGGGACGAGCAGTGCTCGCACGTCCTGTCGGGTGTCTTTGGCATGGGTACATCCTACCGGCCGCGAACGCTTTCAGTCCACTGACCTGCGCATATTTGTGGAGCCAGCACGCCGAAGCCCTGTGCGCCTGCCTGCCGTTTCAGGGGTCAGATCAGTCCGGCGAGCCGGCGTTCGTCGCCCTGCGGGGCGCACAGAGCCGCCTGGGGCCAGGCCCCCAGACCCGTACAGACAGGCAGGACCAGCACCTCCCGGTCCTCCGATGGGATGATCAAGGGATCACCCCCCTGGGGGCGGGGCTCAAACGATCTTCGCTGCGAAGCCGGCCCGGGGTGCTCGTCGAAGATCACCGTCGGCCAGCTCACCCCTGATCTCCAGCCGGCTCGGCGCCAGGGTGAGCGTCACCGTGGTGACCTCGCGGCCAGCTCCTACCACAACCTTCGGAGCCTTCGCAAGCGTTCCAACATCGGTTCCGTTGACGATCACGCGCGTAACGATCACTCCGTCCTCGCCCGTGTCGTCCGCCTCCTCCAGGACCACCCTGGCACCGCCCATACCTGCCCCTTACCCCACACCTAGGAGGGCGGCCAGCACCGGATAGCGCTCAGCCAACCACTCGCGCGGCTCTCGGTCATGCTTCCCGCCGACGCCACGATTGCAAGGGACGCATGAAGGGACCAGGTTGTCCAGCACGTGCGCTCCCCCGCGGGACAGCGGCATGATGTGGTCGACCTCTGCAAACGGCGCGCCGCAGTAGACGCAGGCGAAGGTGTCGTCATCCTCCCACTGCCGCATCATGTCGTCCCATGTGTGACCGTCGGACTCGGCAGCAAGCTTCCAGGACCGGCGCTTCATGGAGTGCTGACGGTCGGCAGCCTTACCGCTCTCGGTCGCACGATACTGACGCTGGTACTCCGCCAGTACGTTGCCGTGTTGCTCTCGGTACGCCTTCATGTAGGACGTGTTGTAGCCCTTCAGCCGACGACGCTGCTCCGCAAGCCGGCCGTCGGCCCGACGCCTGGCGGTGTACGCGCGTCGACCGCACAGTACGGTGCAGTACTTCTGGCGCCCGGAGACTGTGAACAACTCCCCGCAGGGTTCGTAAGCGCATGTCCGGGTTCGGGCTTGGGTGCTCAACGTCTACTCCGAGAGGTTTCGAGAGCCCCCAACGCTCGGAACGCCAGGGGCTCTCTTCCTCCGGGGATCAGCCGGAGGCGCTTGGGTGCCGCTCAGTCATCAAGAGCGGGGTGGGACTCCGAAGGGCGCCGAGCGGTAACCCGCGTGCCAGCGTTGCCCTCCTGGGAACTCTTGCGTGCGTGATGCCACGAACAGAACAGCTGCAAGTTCCCGTCGCTGTGGTCATCGCCGGCCACGATGTGGTCGACGTCGGTTCCTTCGGCGCCGCATAGTGAGCCGTCGGTCATCCTCCACACGCACGCGCGATCACGTCGGATGATGCGTCGTCGGATGCGAGCCCAGTCCCTCGGGAGGCGGGCGCGACGTGTACTTCCTGCCCACGCCATAGCGCCTCCTCGGCGTCCGTTGGTGCTCTACTCTGAGGCTCTGTGCGGGCGTCTGAGGCCCGTGAAGTCATGGGGGGACCATGCGTAAGTCACTGCTGTCCTGTGCCGCTCTCGCGGCCGTTCTCGCCCTCTCGGGCTGCTCCTCGTCGCCCGGCTCGGAAGCCCCGTCAAAGGCGGCGCCAGGTGCGTCGGCTGAGCCTGCCGCAGAGCCGTCGGAGGAGTCGGTCGAGCCCACCCCGCAGATCCCAGTGGTGCCCGTCGGGAAGCCCGCGGAGTTCGAGGCGACGAACGAGGAGGGCGAGAAGACCACCTTCCGCGTCGTCGCGGACAGCGCGAAGTACGTCACCGCCGAGGAGATCGAGGCGATGAGCGATCCGGAGAACGGTCAGCTCCTCGTCCTCACCCTCACGGTGAAGAACGTGGGCAAGAACGTCGGCCGCTTCATGCCGTACGGGGCGGTCTACTGGGAGAACGACGAGATCGCCGGCCAGGACGCCACCACGCTCAACACCGTCGAGGGGCACGACCTGGACGCCGAGTACAAGCCCGGCCAGGCCGTCACCGGCGGCCTCGTCCTCGACATCGGCGAGAAGGGCGGCCGGGTGACTTACTCGGACGGACCGGAGTCAGGGGCGTTCGCGGTGGAACTGCCGGAGAAGTAGCGGCCGGAGCCTCACGGAACGGAGGCAGTCGTGCGCGCGGTGTAGGATCGCAGGCATGGCGACTACTTCGATCTACCTCATCACCCCCCTCCGACGAACAAGTTCGGGGTAACCCCGGGCGCTGCGGGCCTTGGCTCGCAGGTGACGTTCGACAGCAGGAGGATCATCCGTGGCAGACAACATTGTCGAGCCGAGCACGCGTCGGGCCCTTGAGGTCTTCACCGCGTTTCTCGGGGCGACGACCACGGGTCTGACGGCAGGCATCATCGTTTATGCCTGCGACGCCGACACGCTCGCAGTGCTCGCCGCCGGAGGCGGGGCCTTCGCAGCCTCGTTCAGCGCGGGCGTGAAGGTCTTCGAGTACATCCGCGGCGAAAGCTAGTCACTGAGGGGCGGTCTCCAGGAGGCCGCCCCTCAGGCGTCTTAACCCTGGGGTGCGGCCTGCCCGTGAGGGCTACCGGGGACGTATCCAGGGTCTTCGTCTGGCCAGACGGACTCGAACCGTCTTGGGCGAGCTGATCAGGTCTCACCTAGCAACCTGCGGCCAGTAGGCCCCGGCGACTTCGTCGAGCGGTCCACCGGGGCTTCGAGGTTCGGGCATCGCGCGTTGCTGTGGGTGTCACCCCGCCATGCCCTCTGATCGCGGGACTAGGGTCGCTGGCTAAGCGTCCGTCCGCGGGCAGCGGTTCATGGACGTCAGAGGCTGTCCGCGAGAGGTCCCACGGTGCGTGACGTCCTCCTCCGCCAGGGTCGCCCGGCGGGAAGTCGATGGGGCAACCGGCGCCGCTCGACCGCGCTCAACCCGGAGGAGAGGACGGGGAGCGCAGGAACGGCGCCGGCCGCTGAGGAGGTGGGGCCGCTCGATGTCGCAACGGCGCGCGCTGCCTCCTACTTACGTTATGGGGCACGCGTTAGGCGGTGCGGGCCGTCAGACGGGCCGCCTCGTCCTCCCCGGGGCAGGGTGTGCAATCTTGCAAACTAACCCCCTTTTTTACTTTCTCCTTGACGCGTCTAAGAGAAAATGAAAAAGGGGGTTAGTTTGCAGTTTCGCACCCAGTCTGCACGCTGGTCGTCACTCAGCGCGGTCAAGAGTGACGCCATGGTGACCGTATGCAGTTACCCACAGGTCGCCTGTGGATAACTGCCGGAGCGCCACCCCATCTCCTCGCCGAGCCCGGGGCGGCCGAGCGCGACGAGGAGGCAGCCGACGAGGGGGCACGGCGCTACGACGCTGGCGATCCTTTACGTGTTCTTGACGCTCCCTCGCCCGTCGACAAACGCCGCCACTGGATGATCATGCGTCGGCGGACACCCACTTGACGTCCAAGCGGTCTTCAATCGGGCGCCGGTCCCCCTGGCCCGTTGACGGGAGGAGGGTCAGTGCGTCGATGGCACACCGCAGCAGCATGCGCTTGTCAACCAGTTCCGCGGCTTCCCACGCCTCGGCCAGTAGCACTCCGTCCAGAAGCGGTGTCAGATCGCTCTGACGTTGCAGCTCCGCAAGCTCAGTTCGCTGCCCCTCGATCTGGTCGGTCAGGCTGCTGGCCAGCTTCTCGTACCGGTCGCGCTTGATGCGTCCGTGGACGAAGTAGGCGTCCTCCAGCTCCGTCATACGTCGTTCGGCGTCGTCCAGAGCGGCCGACACGTGTCGCTGGCGCTCGGCCCGTTCCGGGTCCTGGTACGCCAGCCATCGACGTGCGATCTCGCTAAGGACTGGGTCGTCGGGCTCCAGGGCCGACACGTGGGTTACCCACATCTCCCCCACCATCCAGTCCACCCGCGCCGCTGACGTCCGCACCCCTAGACATGCTGCGGGACCACCCTCCATGCGCGTGCGGCATCGGTAGGAGTCGCCGCCTGACACCATGCCGACCCCACAGTGGTGGCACCGCATGATGCCGGTCAGGATCTTGCTTGCGGACCTGACGCCGTGACGGCCGACGGTGCCCGCCACGGTACGGCTGCCGAAGTAGGTGCGAATGGCGTACCACTCGGTGACCGACACCACGCCTGTTCCGCAGCTCACCGGGTGCCCCTCGGCGTCGAGGAGCGGTTCGGCTTTCCACCCCCACTTGTCGATCGGGTTGCCGTACTCGTCGGTTTGGCGCTCCCGGTAGGGCACCAGTCCCGCCCATAGCGGCGACTGAGCCATGCGGGAGATGGCGTTGGCCGACCAGTGTCGTCCGGTGCGGGTGGTGGCACCCTCCGCCGTCAGGCGGTGAGAGATCGCGGTTCCTGCATCGCCGGCCAGCAGTGCGTCAGCGATGGCACGCGCTGTCGGGTACTCCGCGGGATCGGGGCCGACCTTGCCGTCACCGACGTGGCGCACGCCGTAAGGCGGCCTGCCTCCAGGTGCGCGTCCCAGGATGCGATGGGAGTCGAGCCCGATTTGAACGCGGAGGGAGATGTCCTTCGCCTCCTCCCGGGCACGCTCGGAGAGGATGGCGAACACCATGCGGCCTCCCTTCGAGCTGTCCAGCCCCTCCGAGATGGAGACCAAGCGGGCCCGCCGCTTGTCCAACTCGTCGAGGAGGCTGCCCACCTCGCCCATTCCCCGACGGTCAAGCCTGTCGGTCTTCCACACGCCGAGCGTCAGTGAGCGGCGCGCGAGTACCGCCGCCTTGGCGGCCTCGAACTCGTCGCGACGGACGTGCGCCTTGCTGGCGCTGCGCTGCTCCAGCCACACGTGCCGGATGGCCATGTTGTTGGCTTTCGCCCATCGGACCATGTCGCGAAGGTGCCCCCGAAGGGTCGCCATGTCCTCCTGCTTCTTACTGCGCCGCAAGTAGACGTCCATCAGTTGTTCGGGATCGCCCGTTGCCGGCTCCGCTAGGCCCATCTCGTGGAGTTCGTCCGACGTGAAGCCGAGTACGGCCAACTCGTCTGCGTCTTCTCTGCGTTCCACTGCCACCCCTGAGGAGTAGTGCCGTCCCTGCCGCCAGACTACCTAGGGAGATAGCACCCCGGTGTCCGGCGATCGAGATCCCGGCGCTGGGGTGAGGCTCAGCGCACGCCCGGCACCGACACCGCCATGGTGAACTCCGCCGCCTCCCCGTCCTCGTTGCGGTAGGCGTGCGGGGCGTCGGCGGCGAAGGCGACGCTGGAGCCGGCCGGGACCCGGTGGGCCGCGCCGTCGACGGTCAGGGTGAGGGTGCCGGCGGTGACGTGCAGGATCTCCCAGGTGCCCTGGGGGTGCGGGTCGGAGCTGTTGCCCTCGCCGGGCATGAGCCGCCACTCCCAGAGTTCGAGGGGGCCGGGTGCCTCGGCGCCGGCGAGGAGGCGGCCGTGGCTGCCGGCGGTGGTGTCCCAGACGGTCGCGGTCGCCTCGGGCGGGACGACCCGTACGCGCGGCCCGCGTGCGTAGTCGAGGAGGCTGGTGACGCTGACGCCGAGGGCGTCGCCGATCTTGACGACGGTGGCGATGCTCGGGTTGGTGCGGGCCTGCTCGATCTGGATCAGCATGTTCCGGCTCACCCCGGAGCGGGTGGCCAGCGCGTCGAGGGTGAAGCCGCGCTCGGCCCGCCAGTGTCTGACGTTGCGGGCGAGCGACCGGGTCAGCAGATCGAGATCCGACAC